TCAAGCTGCTCTGTTCAACTCCTCTCGCAACGCCTGTTCCAGATCGAGCATCGCAGCCACTATGGCGCGCTGCCGTTCCTTGATGACGTCCTTTGTCGTGGTTCCCGGGCTGACACTTTCCAGCGCTTCGCACGTTTCAATCACTCTTGTTGCGCGGATAATCCTCGCTGCACCTTTGATCCTGTGCGCCAATCGGTGTAACTCACTTGCGTCATCCGGTACCAGAACCGTGAGTTCGAGACGATCCTCCTCGCTGCTGGCCAGCATTTGTTCAAGCAGACGTCGGGTCATCTCCGGCCTCTCTCCGGTCAGGGCGCTCACGCTGCCCATGTTGAATGCCTGCTGCGGCAGGATGCTTACGGCTTCCATGACGGCCTCGTGCCCTGGATGAACTTTGTTCAGGTGTTCGCTCAGTGACGTCAGGCTGACGGGTTTGAACAGGCAGTCGTCCATGCCGGCATCCCGGCAGCGCAGTTTTTCTTCGGGCAGCGCATTGGCGGTGAAACCCCATATCGTGCAGGGCGGGCGCTGATGCTCCAGTTCGTGTGCGCGGATTGCCCGGGTCAGTTCATAGCCGTTCATGATGGGCATATTGCAGTCAGGGACATGGCAATGGTCTAACTGCTTGAATTTAGTCATCTTTAAATCCTCCCCAAAACCTCCCCAATATTTTGCCAAAACTCATCAGGCAACTTCGATCCACTCTGAGCCCCTGCCGTCTTTGTACATGTCAGTCATGGTCGAACTGCGGTGACCCAGCAGGTTTTGAGGATCACGGCCTTCAGCAGCGTGCAGTCGAGCTGACAACGATCGCATCTCGTGGAAGGTGGGAGGGTGTTCTCCCAGATCAACGCCAAGATTTTTCGCAGCCTTATCCCTGGCTTCGGCGAATACGCGGGTCAAGGTCTCCAGCTTGATGGGCGTGCCAGCCTTGGCCATTGCGATCGTTTTGCTATGGTGGACAAGATGCTTAGACACGACTCGATCTCTGCACCGCTTGATGACCTCCGCCAGGTCAAGTTCAATCGCCTCCAACCGCAGTGACGTGCTTAAGCGTAGGCGCGCGCCGGTTTTTGATTGAACTACATGGAGGAACCCGTCATGTTCGTCCTTGAACAGCATTGATCGGATATCGTCCCTGCGCTGGCCGGTGAGTAGGGCCAACTCCATCGCACGTTGCATCCATGGTCGATCCGTCGCCGCGTGAATCGCTTTCCAAAGCTCCAAGCTCAGTCGAGAGCGTTTGACTTTGGAGCGTGCTGCTTTGGTGGCATCAACGGGGTTAGCATCGCACCACCCGGCTGCTATCGCCTCTGTGAACACGTCGCGAAGTATTGAGCGTAGAGACTTGGACATTGGGGCTTTCCCTGCCTTGGAAAAAGTGCCCAGAAATGTTGCAACATCCATTGTCCGGATGCCGCGGATGTACATCGATCCAAATGCCTGCTTGATGACCTTGAGTCTGCTTTTAATACTGCGCAAGTAGTTTTCGCTGAGGTCCCTTGCGAGATAAATCGCGTCATATTCAACCAGCCACTCGCCAAAGGTATGGCCTTGATCGACCACAGGCTCCGCGATCCGCTGCTGAAGAGTTGGCTTCAATACGTCGGCATGGTTCGCTGCCACGGCTTCCCGAATGGCTTCTTCCTTGTCCTTGCCCAGGCCGAACATCCGGCCTGTGACTGGGTCTCTGTACGTGTAATACGTCAGTCCGTTGCGTTTGTCGGTTTTCCGGTAAAGGTTGGGGGGCAGGTCTTTTGAACCTGCATTACGCGGCCTTGGAACCATCACGTGCACTCGCTATTCGGCTTATCAGGCTACCGCCCACGATGCGGGCGATTGGTTTTTCAGGCTCAGCATATTGGGCCTCGGATTCCACATAATAGCTCCGGCCGTGCTTCACTGGAGCTGGAGCTATTCGGCCCTCGCGGGCCCACTTGCGCAGCGTGTTCTGGCTGGGCGGCGTCCGGAACTGGTCCGCCGCCCATTCGTCGAGGGTAACTTTGCTCATTGATACTTCTCCACGCCGCGACTTGCGGCAGACGGGTAATAAGTCGGTATGCAGTCTCTGGCGGAAATCGCACGTTCGGTAATATCGTGCTAGCGTGATGTGAGGTAGTGAATTAGGAGCAGTACTGCCATGGAAGTCGCTAACGTAGACTCTGGTGTTGAGGTATTCGGGCAGAACAATGCAAAGCTTGGCCGGATGGATGGCCAAGGCGTCGTAAGGTGTAACGGAGTTGTGATTTTGCGAGTCGTCGGCAGCTCCATTTATTCAATGCACGGCGGTTACTTAGGCAGGCTCACTGATGGAGTAGGCAAGACCGAAAGGGGCCAGCTGATCTTCTCGACCCGCAAGCCTTAGCATTCAGTTCAGCTTTCAGGCTGCACCCGCTTGAACTCAACGACCCAAAACCAAGGGTTGGCAGCCCAGTCACCGCCGGTGGACTGCCAGAGACCGGCGAAACCGTGAATCACCGCCTCTTTGCAATCAAACCGGCTTGGTGACGTTTCGAGGTACTGCTGGCACATCACAGCATCAACACCTTCGGCTTGCGCTTGATCGCCGCTGATATCCTGCAACCGCTCGACGCGCACGTCGGTGATCTCCCGCAGGATGCGACTGGCGATGCGCGGCATGTGAATGCTTGGCTTCCAGGCAGAGCGATCATCCCCGCCACCGTCATCGTCGCCGGCCCAATCTGCCTCGCCGTCGGCACGGTAGATTACATGGCCTGAGTAGTAGCCCTGGCCGAAGCGCATTTCGCGGACTGGTGATGCCGGTCTATCAGGCACCCAATCCACCATGTTCCCGTGCTCATCAAAGTCGTGACTGATGACGCCCCAGGTTTCGCGCACCCACAGCTGGTCGCCGGGCTGGCCGTATGGACACTTGGCGCTCCATTGACCTCCGCTTCGGGTGGTGTAGGCGTGAAAGCCGTCGACTTCATCGCCGCTCTCTGCCCGCCCGCATGTGTATTCGAACTTGTGATCGCGGCGAGACCAACTCAGATCGAATGGCTGGGCCTTCACCACTCGGCGCGTGACCGTCTTCCTGCCTTCCAGGATGGCGCGCACCATAGGCGCGCTGAACAGGATGGGCCGTTCCTTTGTTTCGGGCATGACTTTGTCCTTGCCGCTGCTGCGGCTGATTGAGTTGTTAACAGATTTGGTGCCGGGGCGCGGGAAGTTAATGGTTTCGCGGTGTCGTTAGTGTTTTAGGGCGCTGCTCGCCTGCGCTGGCTCGGACTGAACATTCATGCCACGCACCTTATCCAGCGTTCCTTTCGCAAGCGCCCGTAGCGATGATGGCGACCTTGAGGAGGCAGAGGTCGATATGTATTGGAGCGTTGATTCCATTTCGGCCTTGGCCTGCTCGCTGGCATCGAGCCGGAGCTTGCTGGCTTCACGCTCTTCGGTAGCGGCGATGCGCAGCGCACGGTATTCACGCTTTACGCGCTTCAGGTTCAGGCCCTCTTCATCGGCGAGCACTTGCAGGCCATTCCGCTCATTCGACACGTCGGCCAATTGTTGGCGCAGGTCTGTTTCGCGCTGATTGGCCTGATTGATCTTCTGATTGAAGTCGCCGGCATGGACCCAGAAGCCGCGCCTCGGGCTGCTGGCAACGCCATCAGCAGAAAGTCTTTCTACTTCACTCATTTCGACTCCATTGCGCGCTGCGCATAAATGGCCTGGCGCTTCTTCGAGCAGGCTGTGTGGTTTCCGGCTGCACGAAGGCGGTGGCAGTTGTCGCAGTACGGCGATGTGGCAAGGCGGGGCGTGGTGCGGCGGAGGGCGGTCATGCAGCGAGTCGACGGTAAAGATCAATAATGTCGGCTGCATTTGCAGCCACCAATCCCTCGGCTTCGTCCGGGCAAACACTGTTGCCGATCAGCCTGACCCCATCGGTCTTGTTGACTGACCGCCACTCCTCAGCCCCTGTTACCGGATCGACGAATAGCCCACGGTCAATGATGTAACTGTCAGGGAAGCCCTGGGCCTTCTTCAGCTCTGGCGGCTGCAGCATGCGAAGAGTGATATCGACGAGCACGTAGCCGCCAACCAGCACCATTTCGGCCGGGTCTTTGAAGTGCTCCGGCAGAAACTCATGCATGAAGGCCGCGCAACGGCGAGCCCCCTCCATTTGCTCTGGCGTCAGCGTGTCCGGAACCTGAACTGTCTCAATTAATGCGATACGGTCCTTGGTCGGCAGGGTGTGCATTGGCTCGTTGAGCGATATGCCGTCCTTCTCGTTGCCGTAGTACTTCACCAGGTACGCACTGACGAGCCGCTGATTAGCGCCCGACTGGCATATGGTCGAAAGAGGATCGCTCGCGGCGCGACCGTCGCCATCGTAGAACCCGCCGTTTGCCTGCTCAAAGAATGCCGCAGCGACTGCGTGATGCCCGGTGCTGGTTGCCACGACTGACAGAGGCGCTCGTACGTCAGAACCTACCGAGCCTTTTCGGAGCGTTACCATGGAGGCGGCGACCATTGCGAAATGGCCACCTTTAACCTGAGCGACCTGTGTACGCAGTGGCTCCTGTACGTCGAAGTTTCGCTGGGCGGACCCGTTGGCACATTCGGTCAGGAAGGTCGCCATCCTTGGGGCGACCAGTGCGTGATGGGTGCCGCCAGCGCTAATGGTGGAAAGCGCCTCGTCAACACCGTGCGAGCTGGTGTGCGATGGTGAGGTGCCGCGCATCGGTACGATAAAGGGCTTGGCGCTGGTCAGAACGTGCCGCCAGCATCCCTTAGCAACCCGTCGCATCGTGTTTCTAGCCATCGGGTTTTTGCGGAAGATCGTTCTTCCTTCATGGCTCCAGTCAATGCATTCCGCGGCGCTGCGCCATCCCAGCTGATTTCCTGTCGGCTTCTTATGCCGTACCGGCTCAGGCCATACGATGGGCTTGCCGTCACTGCGAGCTATCAGGTACAACCGCTTGCGAATGGTCGGCGCACCCGCGTTGGCTGCAATCCGTTCGCGCCATTCGACGTTGTAACCAAGTCCGCGGACGAGGCTGGAGAGTGGCACAAACTCTCCAATTGAATCCTTGATCTCCGCCATATCGGGATGGTCCGCAGCAAGCCCGGTGCTCAGCGCAGCGATGAATGCGCGGAACGTGCGGCCTTTCTCGGACTTGATTGGGCGGCCTTCCTCGTCAATTGGCCCCCAATCTGAGAATTCCTCAACGTTCTCCAAAAAGAGAAGGCGTGGTCGCGTGGCGAATGCCCATCGAATAACAACCCAGGCCAGCCCGCGGACCTTGCGATCACGCGGTGCACCGCCTTTGGCCTTGCTGTGATGACGGCAATCAGGTGAGGCCCAGAGGATGCCCACGGGCTGACCGCCAGTTGCCAGCACTGGATCGACCTCAAACACGTCGGCCACGTAATGCTTTGTGTTTGGATGGTTGGCCCGGTGTACTGCCAGCGCTATTTGGTTGTGGTTTACGGCAATATCTGGCTCGCGGTACGCCCGGGCAATTGCGGTGCTTGCCCCGCCGGCACCAGCGAACAAATCAACGACCAGCTCTTTCTCGAAAGGAAGGCCCAAGCTGATGGCAGATGCCAGCGAGTGTTTTTTCTGAAATGCAGACATGAGGATTCCTCGCCGGTGTGGCGTGATTCGTTGCTGTTGAATTAAGCGGTACCGAACAATTCAAATTGCGGTACCGGGGTGTCACGAAGGGTTATCGCTGCGGCGATCCGCTCGGAGGCGGTACCGAAGATCGTTTCGTCTCGCTCAATTCCGATAAATCGTCGGCCAGACTGGATGCATGCCACCCCAGTGGTACCGCTCCCCATGGTGTTATCCATGACGATCTGGCCGGGATTGGTGTAAGTGCTGATCAGGAAGTCCATCCAAGCGACTGGCTTCTGCGTCGGGTGGTAGCTGGCTGTCTGTTTGTCGCTCGAGAAGAACTGAACAGATCTCGGGTACCGCTCGGTTGAGTCGTATTCGGTAAGGTTCAAGGCTTTTCCGTAGCATTCAGACTCGACTGACTTCCGCTTCGAGGTCTTTCGTTCGTGGCCGGTTGTCATGCGCGGGTTGTAAACCGGCTGCTTTCGGTAGAAGACCTGAGCGCTTTCATGCGCCCTGAGCGGCTGTTTCTTGGCATTCAGAAAGCCGGTAGCTGCCCCTTTCTCCCATATCCATTCGTACTTGTAGTCGCGGACGTTGCTGGAGACCATCAGAGAGGTGAACGGCTGCGCAGCACAAAGGACGATTGCCGCATCGGGCTTGGCGATGCGCAGGTACTGCTCCCACAGCGCATCGAAGGGGATGATCACATCCCATGCGCATTGGGTCGTTCCGTAGGGTAGGTCGGCCAGCACCATGTCCACGCTGGCATCCGGCAGTAGCTTCATCACTTCCAGGCAGTCGCCCAGGTACAGTTCATATTCCATGGTCGAATCCAGGCAGATGCCGCGCTCCCTTTGCGGTGGCAGCAGTTGATTTGAAGGGTTTGAAAGTCGCGTCTAAGCTTCACTCGAGACCCAGGAGGGAACCGAAATGACCGACAAGCACGCAATGGAACTGAAGCAGGCGCTCATAGCTGTATTTGCAACGGCAGCGAGCATGGGTATCGATATCGACGAGCTGTCAGAGCTGGCGGCTACTGAGCTGGCCGAAGAGGAAACGGTAGGGTGGTTCGAGCAGTTCAAGGCAGGTGCGGTGCATGAGCTTCGATACTGCCGGGACCTGGTGAAGGGCTTCGATCTCGTTGACCGGTAGCTTGCAACGTTGCCGCCGTGGTCACGTGGAAGCGAAATTTTGAACTGCATATCCCTCAAGATGCCCAATCAGGAACCACTAAAGAGGGCCGCCGCCATGACTGACGAAAAGAAAGAACCGCCAAAAGATGACACTCCTGCGCACTCCACCAAGGAAGAGCGGGAGCGTCTGAAAGACTTCAACAAGGGCGGCATTCCGCCTGGCGCTTGCTGATCTCTCAGGCAGCGCGAACCGGAACGGCACGCAGATGAGCTTTTTCATCTGCTGAGCCTAAGTAGGGTTTCAGCTCTGCGCGGGTGTATTTTCCAGCTTGCACGGTGTCAGTCGTGTAACCGCTGTAGCTGGGGCCGAAGTAGCCGCCTCCGTGCTTGTCGCTCCAGATCATGAATAACGGCTCATCCTTGGGAAAAAGTATGTCCCGGAGCTTTGCCGCTCGCTCGAAGTCCATGCTTGCTGTCGCGCATTGCATCAGGCCTTCGATCTTCTTGCGCCGCTTTCCGGCTGTCACGAGTCTGCGCAGACTAAGGGGCTCAGTGGTGAAAATGTCAGAGGCCTGCACTACTGAGTGATCGTATCGACCGCTGACTACGAACCACGATGCATTCAGGTCATAGAAGGCGGTACCCTTGAAGATCCGCTGGGTTTTCCGATCGTGATACCAGATCGTTGCGCCGTGCTTGATGGTACCGCCGTCGCGGGCTGTCTCGTTGCTTTTCATGCTGATGCTTGCGCGACCCAGTTCTTCCCGATAATGCCCGGTGGCTCTGATCGCCGTTTGCACCCACTCCATGGCTGTTACTCGGTCTTTGCCAGGCCCCACCTTGGGATGCCGATCAGGCTCAAAGGTGTAACTGCTGAACACACTGCAAAGATAATCGCGCAGCTTAATGCGGGTGTAATGCATGCGAAGTCGTTGCTGGTAGGTCATCCGCTCTTCTTTGTCGAAGCAGTACTGACCTCCATTCCGGTTGTCCACATTCTGGACGTTCTGATACATCTTCAGCTCAATGTGACGTCCAGACACGCTCAGCTCCGCTTCAACGTCGCCGTGGCGGCAGTAACGGTGACTGCGCGCGAAGCTCATTCCGTACCGTTTGATCATCTCTTCGGGGATTATGCAGGTCCAACCCATTCGGTTCAGCTGTTGAACAATCCGCAGGAAAACGGCTTTCTTGAACTCGTTTTCCCAGGCGCCCAACACCATCCCGCTTGGAGATTCCCAAACGTTTAGGCTTGCATCGTTGAAGTGGACGGTTCCGGTGCGTTCTATTTGCATGGGGCAATCTCCATGGCATGCGCCGCCCTCCGTGACCGGATGCGACATAGTGGCTATTTGGTTTGAGTTGGGGTATTACGGGTGACCGGCATGGAGCCGGATCAGAAGGATATGTTGATGAACAAGCGAGAATACTTGTACGAATGTTCAAGGCTTTCGAATGTGATGGCCGAGAAGAGCGATGCCCTTGAAAATTTCAAGCGAAAGCATAAAGATTTGTTGGATGAATCCATTTTCGAAGAATTTGATGCGCTGCAGCTTGCCCTTTCTTCGGCAATCGGCGAATGGCAGTCATTTTGCGACAACAACCGCCACAAGGTTGTCGGCTAATCAATCATCCCGGCCGATCCGCAGCGCCTCGCGCTGATAAGCCAGCTCCAACTTCCGCGCCACAACTGGCGATACCGTTATTTCGTGGCGCGGAACCTCAAGCAATGGCAGGGACCTTTCAGGCCCTAGTGCATGCAGGTGGTGAATCATCAGCGTCAGCGCCTCACCTTGTTCCTCAATACCCGCCCATTCCATCAGCTCAGCCAGGGCTTGCCGTGTACCGGGTCTGACCCGTAGGCGCAATTCTTCTTCCTGCGCTGCCGATCGCTTCTGCGCGGTCCGCTCGTTTCGCTGCTGTGGACTCATCGCCATAAACTGACTCCTTCAAGCCGCTGGGCGGCAGGTTTATGTGCTGCTGGCGCAGGCCGTGTCGGACGCGAGATTTAATCCGCCTCATGCTGATTTCACCTGGTGCCAGGCCCCGGCCGCGTAGAGCAGACTTGCCGCCTGCGACTCTTCCAAGGATATCTCGGCCGGTATCGCGATCCAGCCCGACGCCACCAGATGGTTCTGATTGCAGCTGCCGCGCAACTCCAGATAGTAGTGCTCGATCGCATCCGTCAGCCGCTCGACCTTGTAGATGCCCTCGGGCGATATCTCCACCGACTTGACGTACTCAGCGCCGCGCTCATCGCGACACATGGCGCTGATGTAGATCGTCCAGCGGTAGGAGAACTCGAAGAGGGCGTTGGCGATCGCTAGGCTCCGGATCTGCTTGTGGCTTTTCCAGTTCACCATGATCTGCAAACCGCTTGGATCGATATTCACGACGGCAACGTGGTTGGTGTTGAGCAGCGCGCGGCAACTGCGCTCGGCGCGTGCGAAACAGTTATTCGCTTTGCGCCTTTTCATAGCGAGTCCGCCATCTGCCGAAGTTTCTTACGACCAGCCGGCGAGATGTTCTTCGTCTTTCGGACGAGGACGGTTTCCGGGTCGATCCGGTCGCGGCGTACCGGGGGGATTGGATGGTCTGGAACGCCTGGCCCTACTTTGACCTGGCCGCCAGATGCGAAGAAGGCAGCTTTCGCCGCCTCCAGTTGCGATTGCCGCTGGTTGGCGGCAAGGATGAGGTTATCTGTCACGTTAATCCTCCAATCGTTGAGCTTGCGCTCGAGCTCTATCCGCGACCTCGTCAACCATCCTCCCAAGCTCCAGATTGAACTGGACCAGCTCTTGGTGGAGCATCGCGATGTATTCGTCATCGCGTTTGATGGTCTCGATATACAGTCGGCAGTCTTCATCTTGGCGTGGGTCGAATGACAGAAAATCCCACCATTCTCTGCCGGTAACGAACATGCAGCCCTGAACCTGCGGCTTGTGTTCGTCGGGCATTCCTTCGAGCCAGGTGCGGACGTGGACGGCCTCATTGAATGGGCATTTCGACTCAATACCTCCGTCTTCGCCAATCAGCCCGTCCGGCGAGCAGCCCAGCCAGTCGTACTTTGGATGCACTAAAAAGCCCGATTTGATTACAGTATTTCCGGTCAGGATTTCGTAAAAGTCGTGACTGGACTGCTCAACCTCAGTGCCCCAGGCCATCGATTTGCTGCTGACTGAATGCTTCGATCTATTGGCGAGGCGTTCAAACGCCAACTCGCGCATGTATGTGGTACGGGCAGCAAGTGGTTTGCGCTTGCCGTGTTTGTCGCGATCACCCCAGGCGATCACATCCTTGAACCTGCTGGCAGTCAGGCGGCCGCTGCGGTCTTGGTGCCATTGCTCGGTGCGCTGAAGGTCAACTGCGGCGTTCATTGCTCGTCGCCTTGAAGATTGCTTCCGGACGTCAAGTCAGAGCCATCATTGAGCGTTGTAAACTCCGCCTCAATCGTCTGCGCAATCGACTTCAGCTCACCGTGACGAGTCACGCCAATAGCGCCGCGCTGCTGCGGCTTCAGCGCCTTCCAAGCTTTTTCGTAACCTTCAATGCCTTGCTCTTGAGCTATCGTCTTCAACTGCTCGAACAAGTTTGCGGTGGCGTCGGTAGTGTCGCCTTGAGGGACTGAGGCAGCGCCAACGTCCGCTGGTTTTTCGTTGGTTGATCTTGGGGTGACGTCTGTTTCCGGAAGCGTGTATCCATCGTCTAGCTCATCGCGGGTGTACACACCCAAGATCACGTCAGGGCAATATAGGCGAGCCCATTTCTTTAGGGCTAGATATGCAATTTGCTGCTTTGGATCGTCCGCCCACAGCGTCGAATTACGGGTTCGCGCCTGAGTCATCAAGGTAGTCAGTTCACGTGGCGAGTCCTCGCCTACAAAGGTGGCCCAAACGCGAACCCCCAGCCCCTTTTCGTCGCTTATGTTCCAGTTTGGTACGCGATACTTCTTCGGCTGCCCATGGTCATCGGTTTGCTTTTTGCTTTCGATTTCACGGAAGTTGCCAATGATCTTTTCCCAGTCGCCAAACCATTCGTAATGGATTCGATCAAGTGTCGGCGCTCTAGTGGTAATGACCGCATTCACAAGCTGTGCTTCATAGCTCAGTTGTCCACCGTTGACGATGAAGGTTTTTTGCGCCACCTGAAAGGGGTTCATGCCCCATTGCATGGACTGCATGATTACGGCCATGCAGTCGGCAGTGTTGCCGTGGAAGTGTTTCGGGAGGGTGGTTTTACCGCCCGCCATGATGCCCGCGAGCTCAGTCATGGACTGCATGCTTTCGCGATTGAGGATCAGCCCTGTTGGGCTGGTATCCGTCTGGACGGTAGCGATCTGGGTTTGAGCGTTCATTGCTTACTCCATAGCCGACGACTCTGGTCGGCCTCCGGGGTGATTTCAGGATTGATCAGAAGGACAGGGTGCGCAGCCAGGCCGAAGCCTCGTCATTGGTGACGCAGAAAGCCATGGCTACGACCTCGACCACTTCGTTGGCGCTTGGCATGTTTGAATCAATGACTTCGTTGGTCACTGGTGCTGGATCAACTTGCGCCAGAACCGCGGGCGCTACGTCGGAATGCGTTGGAACCGCAATGCTCGCGACGGGAGCGGGTGCGGCAGCCAGTGTGCGCAGGCGAGCGAGTTCTTCCTGGTCACGCTGATACTGCGCGTCGCGTTCGCGCTGCTGGCGCTGGTACTCTTCCTGTTGCTCCCGCTGTTTCCGCTGCTGTGCTTCCATGTCGCGGCGCTGCTGGTCCAGCTCTTCCTGCTGCTTCTTCAAACGCTGGCGATCTTCCTCGGCGCGCTGCTTACGCAGCTCTTCGGCTTCAGCGTCGGCGATGCGTTGTTTCTCGCGCAGCTCGTCCAGTTCTTTCTGCTGGGCCAGCAGCTTGGCAGCAGCGTCCTCCCGCTCGACGGCAGACTTGTGCAGCGTTTCCAGCTGCTCAATTGCATTGTCGCGAGCGATGGTTCCTTCACCTTCGAACTCGCCATACTCTTCGGGCAGGATCACCGACTCCTTCACGCTTTGAAGAATGGTCGCGACATCGGCGGCGCTCCGGCTTGCATACGCGGCAGCGACAGAGCTGAAGCGGGTAATTTTTACCCGGATGGCTTCGACTCGTTCAGCCTCCACGCGCTCGCGCTCGGCCTTGATTGCAGCGATGCGTTTCTCTTCGGCCTTGATCGCTTCGTCTACAGGTTCTTCAATTGCCAAAACGCGAGTCCTGAGCGTCTCGCCGAATTCCTTAACCTGATTGACGCGAGCTTGTGCATCTTTAACCTTCTGCTGGTATGGGATCAGCGCGGTTTTGGTGGTTTTATCCAAGGCGTAGCGAACGTCGCGAATATCGACGCGAACCTCCTTCGCATTTGCCAGGCCTTCGTTGGTCGAGCAGTCAACGACCAGCTTTGCGTAAGTGGCCTCCAAGCGAACGATCTGCTCTTCGTGGGGGCGGTATTCAGCAATGTCGGTGACAGCTACAGCCGGGCCTACCGGGTGATTTTTAACTGCGTCGCCGGTTTCGCCCATATCTAAGGATTCCTGAGCGCGCTTTTGTTTAGTATTTGCAGACATGACGATTCCTTGCCGCGCTATACGCAGCCTTGAACATTGGAAGGGGATTACAGCGGAGCGATGCGATCAGCCAGACACAGGGCCAGCATTAGAAAGGTGAAGCCTGCGAGGACCGGGAACGAGCCGCGCCAGAAGACATAGCGCCGTCGACGCTGACTGGCATTCATTGCCGGACCCTTACTGCGATCCGGCCGCCCTTCATGGTCGCAGCCAGGCGCTGGGGCAGGGCGCTCACCAGAAACTCCCGAGGGCGGCCGATGACCTCATTGAAGGGCATGCCGCAGCGGATGATTGCGGGCGAACGGTCGATTTCTTCGAGCTGCTCTTCGATCAGCGACTTCACAATTGGCTGACTCATGCGCACCTCCGCATATTTTCAAGCAGTGCTTCAGTTGAGCGGGAGCGGATGAACATCAGGCACTGGGTGTAGCGGGTGTGCTCACGGCAGTCGATGGCGCTGAGCGCGTAGGCCATTTCCACTGCCATCTGAGTTTCGCAATGAAGGCTGTAGTCATCGCCGTTTTTAACCAGCTTCTGAATCCGCGAGTCGATCATGCCGACGGCTATTTCATGCTTGGTCATGCAGAACCTCCTTTTGGTGGGCAAATCAGCTCCATCTGAGCCATGCATGCCTGGATATTTGCCCGCAGTTTTTGGCGGCGAACCAGATCACGTTCGAGGCGCGCTTTACGATCGGCAGGGGTGTCGTAGTCGTGAATGAAGTCATCGAGGCGCGGCCTCTCGTTGCCCCACCGGTCGCGTACAGAGGACCGGCCCTGGGCGCTGTCCTGATAACGCTCAAGATCGAAGTCGGTCATGGTCGCCTCCGTGGTTGATGTTCAAATCCACTCGCTCAGCCCTCGGCCGCTCGCTATTGCCGATGGGCGCGAGGGGAGGACTGACGGGTGGATTCGGGAAGGGTGCCCAGGCTCACTACTGGCGACGGCCTGGGTTTGCAGCATCAAGTTGTCTTCATGCGCTGGGGTGGCCTACCGGTTGCCCGGCCGATGCGCGGTGACATCGACGGCCTGCTGTCCGCTGCCTGTTAGGAGATTTGGGCGCAGCCTTCAGGCTTGCTGCGCCGCACGGGGTGATTCGATGGCCCACTACATGGCTTCTTTCCTTTTCAGGGTTTCAGCTACGGGGATGCCCTCTGGTAGCTGGATACAGGTGGGCGGTTATAGGCCGCAGTTTCGTCCGCATCGGGGTGTGATCTACGCGAGGCCGTCACCTCTGGCATTGCCTGCCGCCGCGCTATGTCGACGCTGCTCAGTGGCTGGCCCGATTACTAGTCGGGTGCCTTGCTCTGCTGTAGATCACACCCCGATGCGCTCTCTCTGAGAGGATCGGGCAGTTAACGTCAGGCTGCCGTGGCGCTGGTTGTTTAGACGGCGCGTTCCAGCTCGCAGCATTGTTCGTAATGAGCAACCGCGATTGGCATGTGGTAGCTATCCAGCGGCCACTTGCTTACTTTGCAGCCTTGACCAGCGGGGCAATGAAATACAAATAGCTCACCGGCCTCTTTGTCCATCTGCATGCTTACCTGTGCGCCGCTTGTGAAGTCGTCTTCGATGATGACCATTTCGTTTGCTCCGGTTGATTTCCCGTCTGGCCCTGTCGCCAAGGCCAGCCAGTGAAATCGTCAACGGGATACTGCGCGAATTGTTGAAAGCGGCACCTTCGCCTCAATCATTCGGGAGAGGCTGTAAGGCACCGTACTGCCATTCTTCTTTGCCAGCCGACATTGCCTGCGGCATTCGCTGTCGGCCGCCTCCTGATTGTTTGCACATCCGAATTTCTGCATCTCGTGACTCCCGTTGATTTCCAATGCCGCCTCATAGAAGCGGCATCAGAAATCTGTAGTTACTGCTGGCACCGCGTAGCGGGTCATTCACTCGGTTTGAGCCTTTCGCTCTAGTCAGCCGTCGAGGTGGTCCTCGCGTTGGTAGCCTTTCGGGGCTATCTGATCTCCGGTCGCCGTAGAGGCAGTGCCGTCGTTGTTCGTATTGCGCAGATTGTTAAAGAGTGGCGGGGCCTTTCAGTCCCTGTCGCGGCGCCTGTTCTGCGCTTCGATGGATGTAGTTAACCATCGGTATATTTTTACGTCAATACCGATGGTTAATTTATTTTCGTTGGACGTGCGTTATGCTTTTGTCATTACTGGATGGATATACAGCCATAGGAGGGAAAAATGAGTAGCGCCAAACCAGCAGTACGAGTCGAGATGTCCGGGGTAGAGCGCTTGGGGCTGCGAGTGTCAGAAATGATCAACCATCCAGTCGCGCAGGTTCAGCGCTGGGTGACGATTCACCGCCTGGATACAGATGGGGATCGGGAGTGGGAGGAGGTGATGGGAGTTTTATCCGCTACGGACGAGCTGGATTTAACGTTCGAGGATGATGGTGCCGTGACGGTGAGGTGGGAGCCGGTTGCGGTGGAAGATCGGCCGAGCGAGGCGGCAGAGGAGAGGGATGAGGAGCCAGCGCCTTTTTGATCGCGCCATCTAGGCCGGAAAAATCAGAGTGGGCGGCTATAATTATCCGGCCAGCTGCGGGAAGGCTGAGCAGCACAATTAAGGAGGGTATCAATGATTTCTCATCTCGAATTGCGGCACATCGTCGAGACGGCATTCTTACCAAAAAAATGCATCTGCACTATAGAGCCGGCCGGATCGATGACGATTCAGATCTTTGGTCAAAACTCTGACATGGAGGAGTTGACGGTTACAGGAATAGATTCTTCTCGCCTCGTTTCAAGTCGTGCGATCGCCGCGCTTATTGGCGAAATCAAAGAAGAGGCGAGAATAGGCCATATCAGGGCAACCGCTCGCCGACGTCAAGCTTGATGTGCCGGAACGGATGGCGCTAGTGGGCGTCCGGGCAGGGCCAGCCTAAATCGAGGGAGAAAGAAGCACGGTCGCGGCTATCTGGGCTGCATTAGCGCTCCAACACAGGCTCCAATGACGGATTGGCTTCGCTCGACGGTTTGCAGGCGTTCCCGAACTGCTATGGCTACCGGAGAGTGACCGTTGTCTTCCGCCCAGGCTGCCAGATGCTGCAAAGCATCAGCAATGGCAGCTTGGTTTCGGAGCAAAGCATTGAGTAAAGTCGGGGTTACTTCAGTTCGGTCCATGGCCGTGCTCCTGATATTGAAATGGCAGCATAGATCAGGCGCAGGAAAGTGAGGGGGGCTGGGGAGAAAGGCGACGAACAGCAGGCAAAAGAAAAGCCCGTGATGGGGAGTCAACGGGCTTAAACACACTAGGAGCTGTGATGACCATACGGGACAGTGCGTGAAAAAAGCGTGAATGCTCTCAGTGCGAAGTCGCGATTGCCTGGGCCAGTTGTATGTCCGACATAAGTGGCGGGCTGTAGGTCTCGCGATAGTAGCGAGCCGCCTGCTCAAACTGAGCACCACGAATTTCACCGTCTGAACCGATGAAAGCAAGGGCATCAGCTTTAGCCAAGCCAAAATACTTGTTGGGATGAGACGTGACATCGGTGGCGGCAGAGCTGAAGAAAGTCGGTCCAGTAGTAGTCCGAACCATCGCACGATCAATGGGGTTATCAATCTGACCTGCCGCCGCCCGGGTACTGCCCAACGCAAGCAATGCGATTGCCAAAACTTTCAAAGCTGCCATTCCCTGCTGATTCCCTCACGCTTAACTAGTGCGCATGACGATAGCAGAAGTGGTTCAAGCATAAAACGAGAAGCCCGGCGCTTGACCGGGCGTGCCTGATCACAGAGGTGATTTTATATCGCTGTCGAAATCGAGCTGCTTGGGATTCGCAGGGATGCTGGACAGGGACCGAGCTAGAATTCCAACCGTCCCGGCTCGTCGGTATATCTGCTTATCATGAGTCCAAATTTCTTTTGCGCCAGAGGCTACTGAAATAGCCAAAATCTGCCGATCATATTTGAGCTTGGCCATCGTCGAGTCAGGATCAAGCATTTTCATTTCTTGGTTACTGACGAGCATCGCGCACTCTATTGCCGCCAGCTGATCAAACGCTGATATCTCGATGCATTTGACGCTATTGATAATGTCCAGATGCTTCTGATAGCTGTCACGGCTAATACCTATCAAGTATTCAGCCAATACGGGGGCGGGCAGTACAACTACGCCCTTGATAGCTTCGATCTTCTCTACAAGAGCCTGAGCCCGCATAAAGGCGTTATCAACAATTTGATCCGTCTCTGGATCACGAAGATCCCTGGCCCCTTCGTTTTGCATGATCTGGACTAGGACATTTGTATCAATGACGATCTTCAATCCTAACCCCTTGTTTCCAAAATACTGGAGTGGCCGCTAGACATTTCGTTCCAATCAACCCCCCCTGCGGCTTTGAGCCTGGCTATAGCTTCCTTGAAGCCAATGTCTTCCAACTTGGTGAATGTGCTTATCCTCAACTTCACCAGCTTCCATACCCCATCACTGGAGCGCTGCCACTCACCATCACCGTGCAAGCGAACAGGCTTGAACAGCAGCTGCGCTAGACGTTCTGCGATTGCGACATCTGCTTCGCATAACAAGCTCTCATTGTCGGCACCTTCAATCCTGACTGGTACCGTATCATCCTTGCCGCCGACACTGTAAAGGCGTCCTTGTATACTGGACGGTTTAACTATTCGAAGGGGGGGCTCTTCATACTTGATGCTAGGGAACTGGAATATCTGCGCTCCCTCAGACCTTATGGACGCCCCTGTACCATCGGCCGCCATGAGTCCTGAAAGAGTTTTGTAGGCAGAGATGGCCGACTTTTTCCCCAGCCCGCCAGATACCTCGCGCACCTGGTTCATCACAAGTGGGAAAGCTTTTTCCTCTACGTAGGACTTCAGCTGGGCCGAGCCAGTGTCCACGCGATCGAAATGAACGGAATCCTCGCAGCCATAGAACGCGGAAAGTGCGCGCAGGTAGTCCGCAAGCCGCCTCATCGAGAGTTGGCCGGGGGTGAGGTCGTCGAGGTAAAGCGTTAACTCTTTCATCAGCTGATTATAGTCATGCGTCCATTTCAATCACTATAGGCAATCGTCGCCCTTACAAATTCGCGACGCACGAGCTACTCATCCCTATCCCGAACAATCCGCTAATTCCGCACCTCACCGGCGCACGCCATAGAAGTGGCTCAGAGCTGCCAGCTCAAGCACAGTCACGAAAACGCAAAGCACAACGAACCGAGGGCTGAAAACCCGCTTGCGATTGGATGCTCCACTGGACAGCAAACTATCGCCGCTGTAACCAGGAAACATCATCAAGAGCGCAACCAGAGTATAGGTCCCTGCCTTGCTCCAGAACCCCTGTGTTCGCCATTGAGTCATTGGTGGTCGGTCCTTTCCCTGCAAATCTCCATTACGCCGGCTATTCGGCCCGTTCCCGTACAATCCGCCCGTCTCGCACTTCATCCGCGTAGCTTGCGAGCTTGTCCTCGGATGCCTGAAATACTACGCAGATCTTCAGCAGCGTCTGCGCATCTGACTCATTGCCCGCCAGGCTCAACCGCTCAGCAATCCGCAACAGGTCAACAGTTGCCCACTTCAGGTCTGATGCCGACCCTGTGAGGTCGCGCCGGAGCTGTTGATTTGGTTTGTTCAGAGGCATAAGTCCTCCTGCTATCAATCACACCGGCTGCCCATTCCACACATACAGCACGCGAGCCAGGATGTGGGTATCGTCGACCCGGATATCTTCTGGATCGTGGTGCTTGTTGTCCGAGATCATCTTGAACAGGGTTTTACCTTTCTTCTGGAGCCGCTTCACGTAGAGCATCTCATCGTGGGAGAAGAGGTAGATGCCGTCTCCCGTGAACTCCCGGATCGTGACGTCGACCAGCAGAGGGTCGCGGTCCTTGATCGTCGGGGCCATTGACTGGCCCCAGCCGGTGATCACCTTGAGATGGAAGTGCTCCTTGAACGTGACGCCCATCTCGCGCAGATGCTTGGGGCTGACCCTGATGTCCTGAAGCATTTCGGGATATTCGTGCGGGATCTGCCCGCCGCCCATTGCGGCGCGCACGTCGTAGTGCGCGATCCACACTTCGTCACCTACCTGACCTGGACGGGAGAAGTCGACGGTAATGACGTTCGAGCCGTTAGTGCTGGAAGCCACTTCCTCGACTGCGTCAGCAATCTTTTGCCGAGCGTCGTCTGACAGGTTCTTCCCGTGCTTCGCCAGCATCTGCTGAACAATGTCCGCGGATGACTGGGGCGCAATCGGTCTCGCAGTGCTGGTAAGTGACTCGATCTCATCAGCTAGGCGCTTGCTGAATTTCTCTACTGGCTCTTCGAGCATGCGCGACAGGACGGCTGCGAACTTGGTGTTCAGGGGATTGATGCCCTTGAAATACAAGTTCACGGCAGCCGGCGTCATTCCCGCCTCATCGGCGATTTTCTTTTGGCTGAGCTTCAACTCGTTCTTCTTGGAGAGGAACAGGTCGTGCGCGGCTGCGCACTCGGCAAGCAGCTCGGGCGGGAGGATACGTTTCTTGGTCATCGCGCGAATGTATACCAATGGTTAAAAATAAGAAGAAACCATCGGTATTGCTTAAAAATTAACAGATGGTTAATATCGGCCTCATCTACAAGCAGAGGCACGACCATGAATGAGACTTCCCTCGACAAGTTCGTGGCTGACAAAGGGCAGTCCGAAGCCGCACGGCTTCTTCGGGTGACTGCCCCAGCCATTCACAAAGCCCTATCCGCGAAACGGGACATCCGTGTGCTTGAGCTACCCGATGGCAGCTTCCAGGCGCAGGAGCAGCGTCCGTTCCCATCCCAAAAGTCAGCCGCTTAAACCAATTCCAATCACGAAGGAGCAGCACATGTACGACGAACCACGCCATCTGAAGGATCGAGAAATTAAATCTCGGTACGACGATGAAACCTACGAGGCACTCAAGGCAGTCGCCCGACTTCACAAACTGCAGCTGGCTGTATTCGTGCGCATGTGCGTGGAAGAGAAGCTCGAAAGCATCGTTGAACAGGATGTTACCGAGAAACAGCATTTGGCCTGAAGGCCCTGAAGGAGGCTTTGTGCCTGAAACCACGATCTGCCACGGGATCGATGGGCGCCTCTACGAAAAGCTTGAACGATTGGCAAAGGCCGCAGGCATGTCGCCTGACGAGTACGCCGCGAAGCTTGGAGCAGAACGCTTTTTCGAAAAGACCAGGCCCAAGGGTGCCGGAAAACTTCGACATCTACCCACAGCAAGGCGCGATCCGCCGCAGGACTTAAAAGGCCCTGAAAAAGGAGGGACTGATGAAGGCTCCCGATAGCAAAACCCAAATCGCAGGCGAAAAAAAACCACCTGGCCGGGTGGTTCTTCGCGTTGCATTCGAAACATATCTGTGAGGCCGATTATGCATACCTCTACTACCGATGTACAGGCCCTGAAGAATCCCGCGCCACATTTTTCGAATCACGAAAACGTGGCGCGGAAAATGTCCTCCCGCGAAATTGCCAATGTCACCGGAAAGCGTCACAACAACGTGAAGCGGGACATCGTATCGATGCTTACCGAGCTTGAAGAAGATGTGCTCAGTTTTGAGCACATCTATTTGGACGGTTACAAGCGGGAGCAGGTCGAGTATCTGCTCGACCGCGAACTGACCGACACCTTGCTCACTGGCTACAGCGCCAAGATGCGGCGCGCGGTTATCCGCCGCTGGACAGAGCTTGAAGGGCAGGGCGCAGCTCGTCAGGCGGTGATGGCCAACGGCACTAAGGTAGTTGGAGAGCTTGCCATTCTCGAATGCTTCACGCGCCTGCTGAAACCGGCACCTTCCAGCCAAGTAATGATGCTTGCCCAGATCGCCACCAATAACGGGCTCGACGCCAAATTCCTGCCTGGCTATGCCGTAGATGCCGCGCCGGACGCCACAGGCGGCTCCAGCATGCCCACGAAGTCCGCCACGGCGCTGCTGAAGGATAACGCCATCCGAATTGCACCTGCCGCGTTCAACCGCGCCCTGGAGTCGGCTGGCTTCCTCAAGGTCCTGCAGCGCAAGAACTCAAAACAGGAAATGGTGCCTTTCTGGTCCATCACTGAAAAGGGCCTCAAGTACGGCAAGAACCTCACCAGCCCCCAATCCCCCCGCGAGACACAGCCGCACTGGTACGTGGATCGCTTCCTTGAACTGGCCAATTTGGTCGGGAAGGCCTGACATGCAATACACCGTCACGATTAACCAGGCGAAGGCATTGGAGTGGGGGCTGAATGCTCAGCAAGCCCTGCTGTTTGCTTTCGTCTACGAGTGCCCGAGCTGGGCCAATCCAATCAAGACGGATACCGGGATCTACTTCGCGTTGAGCAAAAGCAAGATCGTTGACGAATTGCCGCTGCTGACTGACAAGCCTGATACCGCTTACCGACTTCTGAAAGCTCTGCGAGACGCGGGCTTGATCGAGCTTTCCAGCACTTCGAGCATCACTTTGATTCGCCTGACCGAGAAAGCAAAAGAGTGGAACCGTAAGCTAGATGGGTCGGAAAAATATCCGACCTCTGATGCGATTGATGGTCGGAAAAAAATCCGATCTACCTCGGAAAATTCTCCGAGCAAGGTCGGAAAAAAATCCGAGTCAAGGTCGGAAAAATCTCCGACAAATCAGGATACCAATAATCAGGGTACCAATCAGGTAACCAGTAATCAGGATTTGCAGGACGGATCGGACAAGCCGAACCGGTCCAGCGGATTGGTTCTGGTCGGCGGCATTGAAGCGCCACGGGTCGAGATTCCCGCCGATATGCCAGGGCCGAAAGACCAGGCCTGCAAAACCTTCAAAACCTGGGCGAACTACGCCATGTCCTACCGCAAGCGCTACAAAGCGTGGCCGGTTTGGAATGCCAAGGTGGGAGGGCAGGTGGGACTGCTCATCGGCCGTCTTGGCATCGACGTGGCTCACAGTGTCGCGGCGTACTACTTGGGCATCAACGACGCTCAACTGATCCGTAAATGCCACAGCCTCAACGAACTGCTGGCCAACGCCGAGGGGTATCACACCCAGTGGGTCACTCAGACCCAGGTGAACGGCCGCACAGCCCGCCAGCAGGAAGACACCCAGGCCAACATGAACGCAGCCCAGGAAGCTGCCCGCAAGATCCGTGAAGGAGGGCCGCGCAATGCTTTCCTCTGACGAAGTTGCGCAACTGGCCGGTGCTATCTGCGCAACTGCCGAAACCTTGGGCCAGACGATCAGCGCGACTGCTGCTGAGCTGATGGCCGAAGACCTGTCTGTGTACCCGCCCGGCGATATCCGCAAAGCGCTTCAGTCCTGCCGCCGCGAACTGACCGGGAAGCTGACCTTGGCTGCTGTCCTGCAACGCATCGAGGCCGAAGACGGCCGCCCGGGCAAGGACGAGGCATGGGCCATCGCCATGACGACCCACGACGAATACGAGACCGTCGTACTCACGGACGAAATCCAGCTCGCCCTGGCTGCCGCCAAGCCCGTGCTAGATGCAGGCGACAAGATCGGTGCCCGTATGGCGTTCATCAGCGCTTACGAGCGTCTGGTTGGCCAGGCCCGCGAGGATCACAAGGCCGTGAACTGGCATGTGTCTGTCGGCTTCGACGCCAACCGACGCGTCCAGGCCATCACCAAGGCCGTGCAAATGCAGCGCATCCCTCAGGAGCGCGGGCAGGTGTATCTGGCCGACCTCAACGTCGTACCGATCTCACAAGACGGCCAAGCCATTGCAGGGCTGATAACTGGGCAGGTGACGCGGCCAAGTGCGAACGTCCGGGAAAAGCTCAAGGCGGTGAAGGACGCCATGGCTGAGATGAGCCTGGCCAGTGCTGAGCGCCGCAAGGAATTGAAGATCAAGGCCGCCAACGATCTGGCCGACCGACTCGCGCTGCTCCAGCAGCAGGCCGAGGATTTGGAATTGAAGAGGGCTGCGCGATGACCGACAAAATCAGCGTCAACTGCCAGGCCAAACTCACCGAGGCAATCACCAGCCTCACCACCATGTACCGCGACAAGCGTTTCGTGGTTGTGTCACTACGCCCGGGCAAGGACCGCACCCTGGATCAGAACGCACTCTGGTTCGCGATGTACAAGCGCATCTCCGAAATGACTCAGATCGGCGACCCAGCCGAGGCGCGCAAGTACTGCAAGCTGCACATCGGCGTGCAGATCCTGCTGAACGAGGACGCCGGGTTTCAGACTGATTGGTATCGGGTGATGCGCCATCTGTCCTACGAAACGAAGCTGGACATGATGGGCGGCTGCCATCTGTTCGGGCCTGACGGCTTCCCGGTGACCAGCCTGTTCAACCGTGCCCAGGGCATCGCCTACACCGACCGTATCGTCACGTACTTCGGTCGTCACGGCGTTGTGTTCTCGGATCTGCTTGGCGAGGTGGCGGCATGACTACTCTCGAAGAAATCAGCCTTTGCCCGAAAGCCAATCGTGAGTTCTGGTCTGGGCGCGCTCGCTTCAATTTGACCTGCTATCGGTACATTGGGGCTGGTCCGGCTGATCGCCGGCTTGAGCGCGCTGCGTTCCGCCGCAACATGGCTCACCGCCGCGCCAAGACGTACTTGGATGAGCAGCGCGGGCAGCTGGAAATGTTCGGGGTGGCTGCATGAGCCTCTCCATCAAAGAGCGCAAGAAGAAGACCTGCGCAAACACCGCATGCGCCACTCAGTTCGTACCGGCGCAGCTCGGCCAGAAGGTATGCGGCTGGGCATGTGGTCTGGCCATCGCTCCAGCGAATCAGGAGCGGGCGCGCAAGGCCATTGCGCAGCGCGACCGGCAGGAGATCAAGGTTCGCAAGGAGAAACTGAAATCTCGCAGCGACCACATGCGCGACACGCAGCAGGCATTCAACGAGTGGGTGCGTGCCCGTGACGCTGATCTTCCATGCATCAGCTGCGGCCGGCACCACCAGGGTAAGTACGACGCCGGGCATTACCGGACAGTGGGCAGCAATCCCGCGCTGCGCTTCGAGCCGCTGAACTGCCACAAGCAGTGCGTGCCCTGCAATCAGCACAAGTCCGGAAACATCGTGGAGTATCGGATCAACTTGGTGCTGCGCATCGGAGCCGAGAAAGTGGAATGGCTGGAAGGGCCTCATGAGCCCCAGAAATACACCGTCGAAGAATTGAAGGCCCTTACGGCCAAGTACCGGGCACTGACCAGAGAATTGAAGAGGGCGGCGGCGTGAATCAAGTAGTCCAAATCACCGGGCCTGCAACCCAGGCCAAAAACGGTTGGCTCAAGCCGATGTTTCCCATCACCGGCAAAGCCCATTACTTCAATCAGGAATCCGACCTGCCCGCGGTTACGACCCAGGGCCGGGCATATTTTTGGCGCACCCTGTGCGGAATCGACACTATCAGCACGGAGCGGGTCCCAATGTTTGACGCGGGCAACTGGAGTCGGTGCAAGAAGTGCGAACGTGCAATCAGTCGGAGTGAGCCAGTATGAATATCAACTCAGCACGTCAAGCCTGGCATGACTGCACCTACAACCCTGCGCCTGGGCAATCTTCGGACGTCGTGCAGTTGGGCGTAGTGGTCCAGGCAACAGAGCGGGGGCCTACGGCAAATCACGCGATGCACTCCGCCTTGGCCGGTCATATCCAGTCGGCAATCTCCAAGCTTCACCCGCAAGTGCGTGTGTTCGGCGAGTACATGTACGCGGCCAACCGGGACGACGATATCCGTGAGGCTGCCGAGGATGTGGTATTCGGCATGGTCGTATCGAAGTCCAGGCGCATGACAGCGGCGAAGCGGGAAAAGCTGGAGTACGTGGTTAAGGGGGTAATGCGTCGGTACCGGTACATGCACCAGGGCGGACAGTCGGCCAACGACGATCCGCTGATCAAGCCGGAGGCGTTCCGTTCTTGGTTGCTGTCCGAGTACGGAGTGCGGCTTGAGTCGTTTAACTGGGACCGGGATTGGGAGTGCATGGTGCGGCTCACTTTCGACTGCTGTGAGGACCTCGACCGCATGGCTTTGAGCCCAATTGGAGCGGCAATTTACAAGATGAAAGAGGCCGCTTGACTTCCCGTGCGGCTGGCGGCATCATTTCGCCACATTGAGTATTTTGCCTACGGCAACTTGCTCTGGAAGCCTGGCCAATGCGCTGGGCTTTTTATTAGACATTGTTTTTCATGTTGACACACCACTTAAAACATGTATTGACAATAGGTGTTGAATAGAGTAGTATCGTTTCCCTGTCCAAACGAATTAAAATATTTGGCTAAAGATTTCGGGGGAACGCTGGTTCGAATCCCGCGATGTCGCGAACCCAGATGGCATTGTTGATAGCTTTAACGGTCTTTATGACCAGTTTGTACACATCACCAACAATGCTGAGCGCAACAGGTTTGTTTGCGCAGGAGGGTTTCACTATGACTAGAAGTGTTATTGCAATGATTTTCACCCCATTAGCAACAACAGTTTCTGCTATCTGGTGTAGCTGCATCGCAAGTGGTCAAGTACCCCGCTGCACGTGAGGATGAGTCCTCCACAAAAGCCCGGCCTAACCGCTGGGCTTTTTGCTATCTAAGGCTTGCATCTATGAACGTAGACAATAGCTGCAGATGGATTGAACCTATGCTGGCCTGATGATTCTATGTAGCTCTGGCCGTCGCCCCTCTGACTGTGTATCGGTCGTGTGCAGGGCGCGCCTCGCCGATATTTGTTACTAAGGATAGAGCGCAATGGGCATCATAGCAGTTGGTATCGGGTCTTATTTTCGTGATGGCGGCAGCTGGTTGAAGGTGTCGGTATTGGCAGTCACCTGCGCAGTGATGAGTGGTTGCGCTGGTGAGGCTGCGCCCAATTACTTCAATGGTGGTTACTACATGGCGGGTGATTCAAATTGCACTCGCATGTCTGTTTTAGGCGCCTCCAGGATTATGTGTTACGACTCTGACGGCAACGCTACAGGTTACCGAGATGCGATGAGCTCCCAGCAGCTTCAGATGTACCAGTACAATCAATCGCAGCAGACTCAACAAATGCAGCAGCTTAATCAGACTATGCAGCAGACCAATCAGTCTTTTCAGCAGAGCACTCCGCAATACCAGCCTTACACGGCCCCAGCAGTGACTCCAATTACCCAGCCAAGTGGTAACCAGGTCAGGTGCATCAACACTGATATTTATACCAACTGTCGATACTGATCCCGCTATGAAACGAAGACCTAGCCACAGCGCTGGGTTTTTTTTCTTTCCGAATTTAATATTCGTAGCCATAACCAGTGTGGGCATTAGGGCGGGGACTGGATGCGGTATCGCCGGTAGTCACGCGTTACTAAGAACACCGGCAGTCAGCGTGCTCTCGCTCCATCATAAGGGGCAGTGCTGACGGGCAGCGCGGGAAGACAGGCCCAACTAATTTCAAGCCTCGGCACTTGCCTGGGCTCTTCGTTTTTCAGCTCCACCACACCCATCGCCTCAAGCTGGGAGTGCTGCTGCAGCCGATTCAAATCCGCAGGCGAAAGACTGATAGGCCCTCCTGCTCACAACCCGAGGAAATATCATGGCCCCTGTTATGCGCTGCAAAATGATCTGCCACGAAATCACCCACGTTCGCCACGTCAATCAAGAGCGTGACGATCCGCTGTGTGATGTCCGGTTCGGGGCGGTGTGCGCCTTGCCGAAAGATCCACCAGGCGAGAACGCCGTGTTTGGGAAATACACCCCTGTGGCTGAGTACAAGGCCAAGATCGTGAAGTCAGTCGCCGACAAGCTCGAACCGGGCAAGGCCTACTACATCGACTTCACCCTGGCGGAATAACTTTCCTAAGCCATCGGCACCTCTGATCGTCACGTTCAGCGAGGGCCTCTTTCGTCCCTACCGTTCGGCTTAATTCTCGAACGAGTAATGGCTGGCTATTTCCAATGAGCATACCCGACACCGTGTTGGGCATTGGAGGTAAGCATGAACACTGACACAACGCTTCAAGGTGGCATGGGCGGAGTCGATCCGATGCCCACTTCGCCAGATCCACTGAGTCCTGGCCGCACAGATGTGAACCCAAGCGATCAGCCGGGCGTTGATGAGCTCCCCGGCAACGAAGGGGAGATTCCACTGGATACAGATGACGACGCACCGGTTCAGGAAGAAATGACGGATGTGGACGTGGACAACGCTGAAATGGATGACCAGCCGAACCCTCGTTAAAGGTCAAAAGCCCGGCCCAGCGCCGGGCTTTCGCTGTGTAGTCCGGCATATTACGCCGCTGACCACTCCACGTTCGTTATGCCTAAACGCTCAGCTTGAGGCTTGCTCACCTTGGGCACTTTATCGCTGCGATACTTGGGGATTTGACCAAATCCCGCGTCAACAGCCGCCCAATGCCACGCATCGGCGTTATCCATTCTAGGTGCGCTTAGATAGAACTTTTTGTACGACCCGTTCAGTAGGTAATCAATTCTGAAGTGAGTGCTCTGTGCCATTTGGTCAGTCCTTGGCGTGATGATGAACGTACAAGTGATTCTGCTATACAGAAAAAATTCCCGACAAAAAACAGAAGCTTAAGACGCAAACTCGTTCGGATAGGCTGGACAGTTAGAGACATCTAGGCGGGTGTAAAAGAATTGATATTCGCCTGCCGTTAGCACCCAAAATTCTTGATCCATCACTGACTCAGCGATCACATCACCATCGGAGTAACAATGGACCCTACCGACCTCGGCCCAGGCACAGCTACCTGGCTGGGCGGTACGGGCACCGTATTGCTTGCAGGCTTCCTATGGTTGCGCAAGTTTCTCTCCCGGGACGCAGCAGATCGCGCGATGGACAACGCCGATATCGGCACCGTCCGCCGGCTGAATGAGTTGCTCGACTCTGAGCGGCAGGCGCGTAAAGAGGCTGAGGCCCGCGCTGACCAATTCGCAAAGGAGCGCAACGAGCTTGCAGCAGCGGTGGGGCGAATGGAGGGGAAGATCGAAGCTCTCACCAGCCAAGTCGCTCAGCTCACGCAACGAGTCACCCAGCAGAGCGACGAGATCACTCGCCTTCGCACCAAGTTGGGAGGAGTCAACTGATGGACAGATGCTCAATGGAATTCATTGCCCGCCGTTGGTGGAGACGCATCGAGGTCTGGGTTATTGCAATCCTGCTCGCTGCCGGTTCGTTCTCGATGGGCTTTCAGGTTTCCCAGTGGGCCCTCGGCGACTGGTACACCAAACAAGTCGCAGAAGTGCGCCGCGGCTACGACGAAGCAACCTCCCAGCGTGATCTGCGCCTGGGCAAGTTGGCCGACAAGACAACTGAAGCGGCCGGGAAGGTGGAGGCGGCGTCTGCCAGCGCGGTGCAGGCAGCAGACACCGCAAGCCAGGCAGCCGACAAGGTAAACAAGGCGGTTGAGCGGGTAAGCCCGTAGCGCGCCACATTTTCAGATGACGCCATTTCTTGGCGCGACTATCACAGAGGGAATCACCATGGCATCGAATACCAATTCATCGAAAGCAGTTTCGGTGCTTGGCCTGTGCGGGCTCGTAGTGGTTGTTCTGATTGCGCTGATCGTCTACGCATTGTGACCAAACGAAACTGGTAAGTGACAACCCGAGGCCACGAACCCTTTCGCATGATCATGATCCAGCTTGATGAGGTAGTGCTAGATACCGTATAGCTTTGAGCACAGCGCGGTGGCATCTTCGTTCGGCACGATTATGTTTTTTGTCTCGTCGCCGTGGGGTATCAGCAGGTCCTTTACCGGATTAAGGCTGGCTAAGAAGTCCGCCGGGTCACGAACCTTATCAACCTCTATCATGAGGTGCAGCAAGTAGCCACCCTGAGTAAGCTCGGTGACCGCTATCTCTTTATGCTGGACAGCCATGGCTACTGCGGTATCGGTAGCGCGCACCCTATTTGATAGCAGCAGCATGGACGCCGCTAGTTGTAATCCTGCTTTTTGAGGCTGTTGTTGAAAGTCAATCACGTATGTTGTCTCCCGGTAAGATGGATTGGGTGCCTCCTGCTGAAAACATCCCGCTGAGTCAGCCTACCATGTGGAAGTGTACAGATGAGGCCAGCCCCGCCACTGTCACTGCTAAAGCTGTCCGACCTGTCCGACTTCGGTATTCGTCTGACTCCAGCGCCTGAGGTATGGGAGTGGATACAGGCCGAGATACTTGCCGACACCGGCAGCATCCATAACGAAGATCATGCCCATCTATTGGATGCAGACATCCGCGTCATGTGGGCGTCTGCCTGCTTCAACAAGCAAGGCCGCACGGTGCTTGGACAGGCTGAGCAGGTAGCGTTCCGTGCGGGTGGCTGGCAGAAGGCCCGCATGGAACAGCAGATGCGTGATTGGTTCGGTGATGTGCCGAGCTTCATTATCACTTTGGCAGCCGATCACTGCTCCACATGTAGCGATGAAGACTTCTGCGCTCTGGTAGAGCATGAGCTGTATCACCTGGCTCAGGCGACCGACAAGTACGGTCAGCCAGCATTCACCCAGGACGGCGCACCGAAGATCAAGCTCCAAGGCCACGACGTGGAAGAGTTCGTCGGAGTGGTTCGTCGCTATGGCGCGAGCCCCGACGTTCAGGCTCTGGTGGATGCAGCAAACAAGCCTGCTGAGGTGGGTAAATTGAACATTTCGAGGGCCTGCGGAACCTGTCTGCTCAAGTCGGCCTGACTTCATACAGGCTTAAGACGGAAGTGAAACTATGGCAGCCCTGAAAAATGAGGTGAAGAGCTTCATCGTTCAGGCTTTGGCGTGCTTCGACACACCTTCACAGGTTGCGCTGGCTGTAAGAGAAGAGTTCGGCATCGAAGTAACCCGGATGCAGTGTGAGTCTCACGACCCCACCAAGCGCGCCGGAAGAGATGTCGCTAAGCGGTGGCAGGTCCTGTTTCACGACACCCGCAAGCGCTTCCGTGAAGAGACAGCAGAGATACCGATCGCCAACCGCGCGTTCCGCCTGCGTGCCATGAACCGGTTTGTAGAGAAGGCCGAGACGATGAAGAACATCGTGCTCGCCATGCAGATATTGGAGCAGGCAGCGAAAGAAGCGGGGGACATGTACGTCAACCGGCACCGGAAGGAAGAGGCTGGCGATGAGCCGGTGATCCCGAGCCGCATTCAGGTCGACGTAGTGGATGCGAGGAAGCCGAATGCCGAGCCTTAACGTTCCGCAGTCGCAGTTCCTCCTGTTACCGCACAAGTTTCGCGCCTTCGTTGCTGGCTTTGGCTCGGGCAAGACGTGGGTTGGGTGCTCAGCACTCAGCAAGCACTTCATGGAATGGCCTGGCGTCAACGCTGGGTACTTCGCTCCGACTTACCCGCAGATCCGGGACATCTTCTATCCGACCATGGATGAGGTTGCCTTTGACTGGGGGCTGAAGACCAAGATCAATCAGGCGAACCACGAAGTTCACATCTACAGCGGCCGGCAGTACCGCGGCACTGTGATCTGTCGCTCCATGGAGAAGCCGCAGACCATTGTCGGTTTCAAGATCGGCCACGCCCTGGTCGATGAGCTGGACGTGCTGACGGCGATCAAGGCTCAGCAAGCCTGGCGCAAGATCATCGCGCGTATGCGTTACAACCTGCCCGGATTGAAGAACGGCGTAGACGTCACGACGACACCGGAAGGCTTCAAGTTCGTCTTCCAGCAGTTCGTGAAACAGCTGCGTGACAAGCCTTCTCTGAATGATATGTACGGGCTTGTGCAGGCCAGTACCTTTGACAACGAGCTGAACCTGCCGGACGACTACATCGAATCACTGATGGAGTCGTACCCGCCGCAGCTGATCCTTGCGTATCTCAAGGGCCAGTTCGTCAACCTGACATCCGGCACGATCTACACAGCTTACGACCGCAAGTTAAATCAGTGCTTTGACACTGTTCAGCCGGGCGAACCGCTGTTCATAGGCATGGACTTCAACGTCGGCAAGATGGCGGCCATCACTCACGTGAAGCGCGAACAGGGATTACCCCGGGCGGTGGATGAGCTGATCGACGGCTACGACACGCCTGACATGATTCGACGAATCAAGGAGCGCTACTGGGCGCACGACGGCAACGACTTCAAGAAGACCTGCGAAATCAGGATCTACCCAGATGCTTCAGGCGATTCACGCAAGTCTGTGAACGCCAGCATCACCGACCTGGCCATGCTCAAACAGGCTGGGTTCGCGGTCATCGCTCCAGCGGCTAACCCGCCAGTGAAGGACCGAATCAACGCAATGAACGCCGTTTTCTGCAATGCGCAGAGCGAGCGCCGCTACCTGATTAATCCGTTCACCTGTCCAACCTATGCCGACGGCCTGGAGCAGCAAGTGTGGGGTACGAACGGGGAGCCTGACAAAACCGCAGGCATCGATCACGCGAACGATGCTGGTGGCTACTTTATCCATCGTGAGTACCCGATTATCAAACCGGTCACCTCAATCAAACTGGGATACGCCCGATGAGCAACGACGTTTCCTTCAAGCGGCCTGAGTACATAGAGGCTCTTGACCGCTGGCTGACCGTTCGTGACGTCTGCGCGGGCCAGCACCGAGTGGTTGACCGGCTGCCGTACATCAACCGGCACGACAAGTCAGAAGAGAATATCGAGCGCAACAAGTCGTACCGTGAACGCGCGGTGTTCAAGAACGCTACGGGGCACACCCGAAACGGCCTGATAGGCCTGGCCTTCCACAAAGATCCAACGCTGACCGCGCCCAAGCCGCTTGAATACCTACAGGACAATGCCAACGGGGCAGGGGTAAGCATTTATCAGCAGTCGCAAGGCTCTCTGGAGAAGGTGCTGGAGACCGGGCGGCACGGCCTGTTCGTCGACTTCCACGAAGACAGCGGCATTGGCGGGCATGCGGTAATCCTTACTTACTCAGCCGAGGACATCATCAACTGGCGAACCGGCATGGTGGACGGGCATAACGTTCTGACCATGGTTGTTCTGCGCGAGATGCACGAAGAGGCTGATGGCTTCGGATTGAAATGTACTGAGCAGTTCCGTGAACTTGCGCTTGGGGATGGAGACAACGAAGACGGCGGCCTGTATGTCTGCCGCGTTTGGCGTCGTAAAGGCGTGCGCGGCGGCGGCCCTCTCGAAGTGGTTCACGAGTACAAGCCAAAAGGGAAGCAGGGCCGACTCAAGGAGATTCCTTTTACATTCATCGGCGCCCAGAACAACGACCCGAGCATTGACGAGTCGCCGCTGTATGACATCGCCATGATCAACCTCGGCCATTACCGTAACAGCGCGGACTATGAGGACAGTGTCTTCTGGTGTGGACAGGCCCAGCCTTGGATCGGCGGCTTGGATGAGAGTTGGCGCGATGCGATGCAGAAGGACGGCATTTACGTCGGCTCGCGAGCGCCAATGCTGCTGCCTGCGGGCGGCTCATTCCAATACTCGCAGCCATTGCCCAACACCCTTGTCCGGGAGGCCATGAACGACAAAAACCAGATGATGATCGAGTTGGGTGCGCGCATGGTCGTGGCTTCACTCGCCGCGAAGACAGCTACAGAGTCACGCGGCGATCAATCTGCGTCCACGTCTGTTCTCGCGACGTGTGTTTCGAACATCAATGAGGCTTACACCCGCGCGTTGATGTGGTGTGGCGAGTTCATGGGCTCGAAGGGCAAGACTGCCTACCTGGTCAACCAAGAGTTTGTGGAGCTGTCGGCTGATCCTCAAATGATCGCCGCCCTGGTTCAGTTGTGGCAGAGCGGCGGGTTCGCGAAGGCCGATCTGCGCGGTTACCTGCGCAAACTTGGTCTGATTGCACCGGAACGCACCGACCAGCAGATCGATAACGAGATTAGCGAACAGACCGATGGCCTCGGCCTCGATGACGAGGACTTAAACAATGGCCGCCAACCAAGCGCTGCTTGATGCAACGATTCGGCATGCGGTCTTTCTGGAGCGACTGAAGGCGGGGGAGGTGCAGAAGTTCGCACCGTTCCTCAAGGAAATTGACCGGTCGTTGCGTGATCGCCTGACCCAGTCGGATATGACCAGCTACACCCGCAAGCGTCTGGAGAAACTTCTCGACGAAGTGGACAGCCTGCTGCTGGGCATATTTACCCGGTTCACTGATCAACTGACTCTGGACCTGATTGACCTGGCTACCTACGAAGCCCAGTTCGAAGCGACCAGTCTGACGAGGGCGGCGCCGGTAGGCGTTAGCTTTGATGCTGTTATGCCGACTGCCACAGCAATCCGGACAGCGGTGATGAGTAACCCGCTCAGCGTGCGGGGTACTGACGGTGGCAAGCTGCTCAAACCCTTCATCAAGGACTGGACGACAGCTGAGCGGACGCGCATCACTGGCGCGATCCGGCAGGGATTCTTCGAAGGGCAAACGAACTTCCAGATCATCCAGAAGATTCGCGGTACTGCTGCGCTGAAGTATGCCGACGGCATCCTGGCCACGACCGACCGGAATGCATCGACAGTTGTTCGCACAGCCATCCAGCACGTTGCCAGCCAGGCACGTATGGAAACGGCCAATGCGAACAGCGATGTGGTTCCAGAGATCGAGCTGGTTGCAACACTGGATAGCAAGACCAGTCAGGTATGCCGCAGCCTGGATAAGCGCCGGTTTCCAGTGAGCTCAGGGCCTCGGCCGCCATTTCATCCGAACTGCCGGACAACCTTTGTGATGGTCACGAAGTTCAGCGAACTGTTCGCTCAGGGTGCGACAAGAGCGTCGCAAAACGGACAGGTCAGTGCTGACCTCGACTATTACCACTGGCTCCAGCAACAGCCAGCGAGCTTTCAGGATCAGGCGATCGGCAAAGCTCGTGGTGCTCTGTTTCGGAATGGCGGACTGAGCGTTCAGAGGTTCGCCGACCTGCAGCTGGATCGGAACTTTGCGCCGCTGAACCTTGCGCAGATGAAAGCGCTTGAGCCGCTGGCGTTCGAGCGCGCTAATATCGATTGACGTAAGAGGGGCGCGAATCTAGATTCCTTAGCTACGAGATTCTTATATGGAATTGCGATGCTGTCCTTCCCGCTTGATCCTGCAATATTTTCAGCCATCGAAAACTTCATCAAGTTCCGGCCTGTAAGGGGGCAGCAGAGCTCTTTCCGACGAACTGAATACAAGACGGCTCGGCTAACGTTTCTTAATGAAGTGACAAGATTGAAACTGTCCGGAAAAATTACTAACTTGGGTCGATTTGTAAGAGCGGTTTATGTCCTGCAAATAAATCCGACTCTTTATGCCGAGCATCATAGGTATGTCACTAGATATCAAATCTTGAAGCTGGCAGGTGAGGCCGGCACAGTGAGCGCTAAAGTTTTGAACAGTGTGTTCAGACTTAAGTACTCGCCGAAAGGGCGTAAAGCGCTACTTGAAATAGAGGCAGAGTTGAAAGAATTTTCTGGGAGCTCAAATTTCCAAAAGCAGGATTTTGATGTGCTATCCATGCGTTATTATTGAGATTATTTATCGAATTATGAACCCGCTTCGGCGGGTTTTTTTATGCCTGTAAAGCAGGCAATTCATTCCCAAGGGGTGCATCACCGTGGCAGAAGAAAACGAAATCGACTTGGAAAATCCGGCAATCAAGGCCGCTATCGCGACTGCCGTCGAAGCATCCGTATCAGGTCTGAAGACAAAAAACTCCGAGCTGCTGGGCAAGTTGAAGGACACGTCCACCAAGCTGACGCAGTTCGAAACCCAGTTTGAAGGCATCGACATTGACGCCGTCAAAGGCCTGCTCAGCCGTGCCGGGCAGGACGAAGAAACCAAGCTGCTGACAGAGGGCAGGGTGGATGAGGTCTTCAACAAGCGCACCGAGCGCCTGCGCGGCGATTACGACAAGCAGTTGAAGGCTGTAAGCGATCGTGCATCGAAGGCTGAGGCGTTCGCTGCCAAGTTCCAGGGCAAAGTCCTCGGCGACTCGGTACGCGGCGCGGCTCTCAAGGCCGGTGCGCTCCCTGAAGCAACAGACGACATCATCCTGCGCGCCAAAGGCGTGTTCTCACTGAACGACGAGGGCGAAGCAGTCGCTGTCGATGAGTCCGGACAGACCATCCTCGGCAAAGACGGCAAGACCCCTCTGACTCCGCTCGAATGGGCGGAATCCTTGCGCGAAAGCGCGCCTCACCTGTGGCCAAGGGCCTCGGGAACGAATGCCCCGGGCGGGGGTAGCGGCCAGGCTGCATTGAAGCGCTCCGAAATGTCAGCCACGCAAAAGCGCGACTACCAGCGCAAGCATGGCCAAACCGCATTCCTGCAATTGCCCAAGTAAGGGGATTCACCCATGGCTACAACTGTTAACAGCGATCTGATCATCTACAACGATGAAGCTCAGACCGCTTACCTCGAACGCGTTCAGGACAACCTGGACATCTTCAACGAATCGTCCAACGGCGCGATCATCCTCGACAACGAGCTGATCGAAGGCGACTTCCGCAAGCGTGCCTTCTATAAGCTGGCAGGCTCGCTGGATCATCGCGACGTCAACTCTGAGGCGAAGGTCGTCGCCAAGAAGATCAGTGCTGGTGAAGCGGTAGGCGTCAAAGCCCCTTGGAAATACGGTCCTTACCAAACCACCGAAGAGGCTTTCAAGCGTCGCGGTCGCCCGGTGGAAGAGTTCTCCCAGATCATCGGCCAAGACGTGGCTGATGCAACACTGGAAGGCTTCGTCCAGTACGCAACTGCTGCCCTGCGCGCATCCATCGGTTCCAACCCGGGCATGGTCGTTGAGGCCAGCATCGAAACCGATGGCAAGAAGACACTGACCCGCGGCATGCGCAAGTTTGGTGACAAGTTCGGCCGTATCGCACTGTGGGTCATGCACTCGTCTGCTTACTTCGACATTGTTGACGAAGCGATCACCAACAAGCTGTACGAAGAAGCCGGTGTCGTGATCTACGGTGGCCTGCCGGGCACTCTGGGTAAGCCAGTGTTGGTTACCGACACGGCTCCGGTGGACGTGATCTTCGGTCTGCTGCCGAACGCAGTGACCATCACTGAGTCGCAAGCGCCTGGCTTCCGCTCGTACGAAGTGAACGACGAAGAAAACCTTGGCATCGGCTACCGCGCCGAGGGCGTCGTCAACATCGACGTGCTGGGTTACAGCTGGAAGGAAACCGCCGGCGGCGCGAACCCATCGCTCGCCGCAGTTGGCTCTTCGGCTAACTGGGCCAAGCATTCCACCAGCGACAAGGTAACTGCTGGCGTGATGATCGAACTCACCCCGGCTGCGTAAGCCATCCAACGGTGCGGTCAGCAATGGCCGCCACGGGAGAACATCATGGAACTCGTTTACAGTAACCAGCGCGGCGACTTCGATCCGAACAAGCGTTACCGCAATCCGGATCTGTTCCGGAACGTCGAACGCGGCGTGACTAAGGTCACTGTGGTTGGCGATTACCCTGAGATCGTCGAGGCCTACAAGGCTATCGAAATCGACGTGGACGTCGAAACCCGCAAGACCCCGGTCAAGGGCAAGACAAAGGCCGCTGAAAAAACTCCTGCGAAGCCGGGCAAGGGCGCAACCAAGCCCGAGTCTAACGGCACTCTGCAAGATGGCACCACTGCAGAGCCTGTCTACATTCCGAAGCTGGAAGCGGATAATCAGTGGATCATCATCACCCGCGACGGCGTGCGCTTCAGTGATTTCGCTGGCGATGAAGCCGCCGCCAAAGCTGAAGCTGACCGCCTGAACAACATCAAGGAATAACCCATGCTCATTGTCGAGGACGGCACCGGCAAGTCGGACGCCGAAAGCTATGCAACCGCTGAGGACCTGGCCCTCTATGCCATGAAATTCGGCGTAGCGATCCCGGTCGAAGAGGTCGCACAGGAAGCCTTGCTGCGCCGGGCCGCCTTGGCAATGGATGGGATGACATGGAAGGGACGTAAATCCTCCGGCGACCAGGCGTTGTCCTGGCCTCGTCGGGAGATTCGCCTTGATGGCGAGAACAAGCCGGAGCGTTATTTACCGGCAAGAATTCAATACGGTCAGATGGCTCTGGCCGCGGAGATATACAAAGACGACATCGAACCGATTGACCAGCGCAAAGGCGCGGTGATCAAGGACAAGGTCGATGGGGCTGTCGAACGTGAGTATGCGGTTATCAGTAACACCAGCAACCGTTTGCTGCCCGCTGCGCCGGATCGACCGAGCGCTACTCAGTTTGCCGATTACCAGCTGAAGCGCGGGCTGTTCGCGGTTCGTGCGTAGTGATAGCGTGGCGCCTCCATTTGCAGGAGTGATGCTATGAGCGATGCACAGGAAGCTGGGAAAATTGACTTCGCCCTTATTGCGGACGAAGAAAAGATCGCTTGGGATGAGTACGCCGCTGCCGCTATCAGTGGGCGTTTGGCTGGTCGTGATGGGACTGGTTCGACTGGTGCAATCGTATCTAAAGCGGCTGCAATTGCTGACGCTATGCTGCTCGAACGAATGAACCGATTCTAACATTACAGATGAGATGGAGCCCTCATGGCCTTTTACGAAGAAATGGCCGTGATGGCTCTCGATCTCATCACCGAGTTCGGCCAGCCGGTCACCATCCGCGACGTTACGAAAGGCGTCTACGACCCGAGCAAGGGCGGCACGGCACCAGACGCCATCACTGAGCGCACAGCCCAGGGCATCATGCTCGACTTCACTGGTGATGAGTTCCAAACCAACACGCTGATCAAGGTGGGTGACAAGAAGCTGAAGCTCGCCGCGAAAGGCCTGGATCAGCCGCCGACGCTGCTCAGCAAAGTCATTGTGCAAGGCCGCACCTGGTCAATCATCCCGCCGCTGAAAGAGATCACCCCAGCCGGGACGCCGCTGCTCTATGAGCTGCAGGTCAGAGCATGAACAAGTATTCCGGTCGGCAGGGAGGCTTCGCGCTACAGCTCGCAGAGTTTGCAGAGCAGGCGAAGGAAGCGGTCGACGCCAGTCTGCGCGAGATCGTCATCGAGCTTGGCAACTCGCTGATACGAATGTCGCCGGTTGATACCGGCCGATTCCGTGGGAACTGGCAGTTCAGCATTGAAGCTCCGGCCTCTGGCACGCTTTCGACACTGGACCCTACAGGCTCAGACGCTACCGCTCGCATTGCGGGTGACTCGATTCTGTTCAAGGCAGGCGAGACAGCCTTCATCGTCAACAACCTGCCTTATGCGATCCCTCTCGAATATGGCCATTCCGATCAGGCTCCACAGGGCATGGTCAGGATTACCCAGGCACGCTTTCAGCAAATCGTGCTGGAGGCCATCAGGAATAACCAGGTATGAGCCATAAGATCATCCGCTCACTGTTCGAGATGCGCCTTGCTGCGTGGGCTGCCGATCGCGGGCTGCGCGTCGCGTACCAGGGCGTGAACTTCACCCCTGCATCGGACGAGACCTACCTGAGCGCCTTCATGCTCCCGGCCGGGACCAACACCGAAACGCTGGCGGGCGATCACCGGGTCTATACCGGGGTCTTCCAGATCAACGTCGTAACGCCCGTCGGTAACGGCACAGGCGATGCCGAGGGCCTGGTCGATGAACTGGCCGAACTGTTCCCGGCTTTCCTCCGGCTCATGCAGGACACCTTCGAGGTGATCGTGATGACTCCGGTAGAGCCGGGGCCGCCAATCACCGGCGACACCACGCTCACCGTCTCGGCCTCGTTTCAGTACCGAGCTGACACCGACTAATTCGCCCGTTGGGCAAACCCGAACCCGCCATTGAGCGGGTTTTTCATTTCTGAAAAGAGGAAACACCAATGGCCGGCATCCAAATGCCCAACGGCGCAACCTTCGAGATTGCAGCCGCGTACGGTCCTGCAATCCCATTCACCGCCCTGACGAATGCAAGTCCGGCAGTTGCTACGGCCGCAGCGCACGGCTTGGCTGAGGGCGACATAATCGCGGTCGATTCCGGCTGGACTCGGCTTGATGGCCGTGGCGTGCGAGTCGGTGCAATCGCCAGCGGCACTTTTGCTCTGGGCAACGTCAACACTACTAGCACCCAGCAGTACCCGGCCGGCTCTGGCATTGGCTCGGTTCGCGAAGTCACAAGCTTCACTGAGATCTCCCAAATCACCGAACTGAACTCAACTGGCGGTGATCAGCAATTCCTGACCTTCGGCTTCTTGGCTGACGATGATGACCGCCAGATGCCGACCACGAAAAACCCCATTACGCTGACCATCACTGTCGCGGATGACCCGGCAAAACCGTATGTGGATGTCTGTGAAGATGCGGACCAAGACAAGCAGGCGCGACTTCTGCGACTGAACCTGCCTGGCGGCAGCAGCATTGTTTACAACGGCTATGTCTCGATCACGTCCACTCCTGCCATGTCTCGAAACAACCTGATGACCCGCGTCATCACCGTCGCGCTGACTGGTCGTCCAACCCGCTACGCGGCGAGCGCGTAAACCATGGCGAAGATCAAGATTGCCCAGACTCCGACCTTCAAGGGGAAGGTCGGCATCCCGCGCGTGGGGGGGAAGCCTGAAGAGGTGGATTTCACCTTCATTTACATGGATCGCTTGGCACTGTCCGCGCTGTTCGACAAGTGGAACAAGCTGCGCGATGAGCATGCCCTTAAGGTCAAAGAAGAAAGCATGACGTGGCAGGAAGCGACGGCTTCAGAGATCGAGCTACAGGTCTCTCAGGTCAAAGACATCGTTTCGGGCTGGGGTTTCGACGACAAATTCACCGATGAGGCAATCACCGCCCTGGTGACTACCTGCATCGGCGCGCCTCAGGCCGTGCTCGATGCCTATCAAGGCGCTTACAACCCGGCCCGCATGGGAAACTGACAGGGGCGGCCCGGGCCCTCTATGAGCCTGGGCCGTCCGATGCAGATCTTGCAGCTTTCGGTCTGACGAAGGCTGATATCCCGGATGTTGAATTCGAGGTGTGGCCAGACATCTGGCCTGCCTTCCTCCTGTTCGAAGCAATGTCCACGCAATGGCGTGTCGGGATGGGCGGGCCTATTGGCCTGGACTACACCGCAATCTCGACTGTAGCCCAGATGTTGGGAATGAAAAAAAAAGACACCACCAAAGCATTCCAAGACATTCGTGTCATGGAGGCCGAAGCCATGCTCGTTATGAGCGAATCGAAGTAACGGAGCATGCATGACTACGATTGCCCAACTCGGTGTAGAGGTCACTTCGACCGGCGCCGCGCAGGCGACCTCCGACCTCGACAAGCTCACGGCAGCAGGCGGCCGAGCAGAGAAGGCGTCCGAGGGCTTAGCCAAAGGCGCGGACAAAGCATCGGCATCTATCAAAAAGCAAAAGGATGAATTGGCCGACCTGCTGGGTGAGATTGACCCAACAGTTAAGGCGTTGGGTCGTCTGGATGAGCTGGAAACCAAGCTCTCGAAGCAGAAGAGCCTGGGGGCGCTTGATGCTTCGACCTTCAGCGAGTACCAAGCAAAAATCGATCAGTCCCGGGCAAACCTCGGCCGTTTTGACGATGGCCTGACCCGCACCGGAAACACCGCAAAGCAGACCGCAGCGGCGCTGCGGGGCGTTCCTGCTCAGTTCACTGACATTGCGGTATCACTCCAAGGCGGCCAGGCACCGCTGACTGTGCTGCTGCAGCAGGGCGGCCAGCTCAAAGACATGTTCGGCGGCATTGGCCCCGCAGCGAAAGCGCTGGGCGGCTACGTGCTGGGGCTGGTCAACCCGTTCACCGTGGCGGCTGCCGCTGCTGCTGCACTCGGCCTGGCCTATTACAAAGGCTCGCAGGAAACCACTGATTACCAGAATGCGCTGATCCTCACCGGTAACGCGGCTGGTACCAGCGCGCCGCAGCTGTCTGCGCTTGCTAAGCAGATATCGGCAACCATCGGCACTACCGGTGCGGCCGCCGAGGTGCTGGTTCAGCTTTCGTCATCCGGCAAGGTAGCGACCGATTCATTTGGTGAGATTGCCCGCGCTGCCCTGTCTATGCAGGAAGCGACTGGCAAAGCTGCATCCGAAACCGTCGCTGAATTTGTGAAAATCGGCAAGGACCCGGTAGCTGCGGCGAAAGATCTGAATGACCAATATGGTTTTCTGACGCAGGCCGTCTACGCCCAGATCGCTGCGCTCAAGTCGCAGGGTGACGAGGTCGGTGCGGTTAAGCTGCTGACCGATACCTACGCGAGTGCTGTGCAGACCCGGGCGAGCGAGATCACCCAGAATCTTGGTTACATTGAGCGCGGCTGGCTCGCGGTGAAGAATGCGGCCAAAGGGGCGCTTGATGCCACGCTAAGCGTTGGGCGCGATAGCACCCTGGAAGACAGAAGGGCTGTGCTTGAAAAGGCCCTGACGAGCTCCACCAACAGCGGTGCGGGGCCTCGCGGTGGTGGACGCCAACCCAAGGACGCTATCCAGGCCGAGCTCAACCTTGTAAATCTTCAGATCGAAGCGGAAAAGGCGAGGGGGCAGTTCCAGGCCGACAACGTTCGAATCCAGAAAGAGGCCATCAGCGCCAGTATCGCCATCAAAGCGACTAACGACGCCAGTCTCACCAATGAAGAGAAGCGCACCAAGCTATCCGCTGAATACCTGCGTAATATCGAGAAGATCAGGGCTGCTAACCCTAATGCAGCTGAGGTCCAGCCCGCGGCAGTGGCCAAGGGCTTGGCGAACATCGCCGAAAAGAACAAGGACCCGAAGGCCGCCGGCAGCGCCGTCGATCTGACCGGCTTCAACGATGCTCAGAACCAGCTCAAAGCCGTTTCGAGCTATTACCAGAATATCCAGAAGGAACTGGACTCGGCCCAAAAGGCTGGCCTGGTATCGGCCGAATCCTACAGCAGCCAGCGCATCGCGCTTGTTCAGCAGGAGCGTGTCGAGGTTGCGGCAGCGTACGAGGCTGAAATCACAGCTCTGGAGGCTGTCAGGGCCAAATCCAGTACGTCAGGCGCGCAGCGCATCCAGATTGATCAGAAGATTGCGGACGCCCGGGCCAGCATGGTCAAGGCTCAGCAGGACGCTGACACGCAGCTGGAAGTGCTGGCCAACGCCGAAACGGGCCGGATCGAGAAACAGCGTCTCGCGATCAGCACCTACACCGATGCGCTCAACCAGCAGAACGCCGCCTTGCAACGCGCCGGGCAACGGGCTGCGGCTGGTGTGGGGCAGGGTGATCGCCAAGCATCGTTAACTGGCTCGCTGAACGGTATCGAGGACCGGGCCAATCAGCAGCGTCTGGACCTGGCTCGGGACAAGGCCGACAAATCGCGGAACATGAGTGCCGAGGAGTACCAGGCAAAGCTTAACGCGATCAATAACAGCGAGAAGGACCTGACTGAAACGACGCTCAGCAACTACGAGCAGATGTCTGCCGCGCAAAGCGATTGGCGCAATGGAGCAACTTCGGCGTTCAGCAACTATCTGGAGTCGGCTCGCGACGTTGCTGGACAGACCAAAAGCCTGTTCACCAATGCTTTCACTAGCATGGAAGACGCGATCGTCAACTTCGCCATGACCGGGAAGCTGTCGTTCGCAGATTTTGCCAAGTCGATCATAGCTGACATGGCGCGGATTGCTGCAAGGCAGGCCAGCTCTGCATTGCTAAGCAGCGTTGTCGGAGCGGCTACCAGCTATTTCGCTGGGAGCGGCACCGCGTCTTCTGCCGGGTCTACATCGGCGGGCTACAGCGAGTCAGCACTGAGTGGATGGTCTGGCGTTCAGCAGGCGAAAGGCGGTGCGTGGAGCGGCGGTGTTCAGATGTTCGCCAATGGCGGCGCATTTACCAATTCAGTCGTCAGTGCGCCGACAGCGTTTGGAATGGCTAACGGCAAGACCGGCGTAATGGGCGAGGCCGGGGCTGAGGCCATCATGCCGCTGACCCGAACCTCTAGCGGCAAGCTGGGTGTTATTGCAACAGGCGGCAGCGCTGGCGGCACGCAGATAAATGTTGAGGTGCACATCGATGGTGATGGCAACGCCTCGTCTTCTGCAGATGCACCTGGCTATGACGTGTTCGGAAAGGAGCTTGCGACGTTCGTTGAGCAGAAGTATCAGCAGCTGCGCAACAAGGACATGGCGCAGGGCGGCGTTATCAACAAAGCAATCAAGGGGCGCTGATGGCACTTGAAAGATTCACCTGGTCTACAGAGAAGGGCGCGGATGGGGATATCACCCAGCGCGTCCGTACCAAAAAATTTGCCGATGGATACGAGCAGTCGGTCGAAGATGGGATCAACAACCAGTCCGAGTCATGGCCCGTTGTGTTCACCGGCATGAAGGAAAGGATACTGGACATCAGGAAGTTTCTTGACCGTCACAAGGGCGCCAAGGGATTCCTCTGGATACCTCCCCTAGGCGTGCTGGGCCTTTACAAATGCACTGGCTACAAGCCGGTTCACCGCGGCGGCCAGGTATACGCCATCACAGCCACTTTCGAACAAACCTTTCACCCCTGAGTAACGCCCATGGCACTGATCACGGACATCCAGAAACTGGAGCCCGGCGGCGAAATTCGCCTGTTTGAAATTGATGGGACTGAATATGGCGCGGACTACCTACGCTTTCACGGTCACGCCATCCCTCATACACCGGATGAGCTGCTCGCATACGAAAACTCTGAAGAGGATCTGCCCGCCAAATCAATTTGGTGGCAGGGCGAGGAATACGCCGCGTGGCCGGTTCAGATCGATGGGATTTCCTCTAGTAGTGATGGTACGGCGGCGCGGCCCACATTCGCTGCGGGCAACATCAATGGCCGGGTAACCGCGCTGTGCCTGGCTTTCGAGGACATGTTGAAGTTCAAACTCACAGTTCGTGAGACGCTGGCCCAGTACCTTGATCCAGCCAACTTTCCTGATGGCAACCCCACTGCCGACCCGACGCAGGAGGCGCTGGAGGTCTGGTACATCGACCAGAAAAACAGCGAAGACGGTGAGGCGGTCGTTTGGGAGCTTTCATCGCCGGGGGAGATCGACAGCCACGGCTTACCCGGCCGGCAGATGACAACATTCTGTCATTGGGCGATGACCAACGGTTATCGAGGTCCGGATTGCGGCTACACCGGTGCGGCAATGTTTGATGATGAGGATATACCCACGGACGATCCGTCGCTGGACGAGTGCAAAGGCTGCCTGTCCTCCTGCAAGTTGCGCTTCGGCGAGAACAACGAGCTTGCGTTCGGCGGCTTCCCTGCTGTTTCCCTTATCGGCCGGAGCTGACCATGTTCAAGTACATACTGGATGCGGTTAAGGCGCATGCGGCGACCGAATACCCAAAAGAATGCTGCGGCCTGCTCTTGGCTGTTGGGAAGAAGCAGCAGTACTTCCCCTGTACAAACACCTCGACTGATCCGACCGAAGAGTTTCGGATCGATCCTGAGGACTACGGGCGAGGAGAAGACATTGGCGAGGTGATCGGAATCGTTCACTCCCACCCTGACGCAACCAGCCGGCCTTCGCCGCGCGACTTGGCCATGTGCGAAGCGACCGAATTACCTTGGCATATCCTAAGCTGGCCGGAAGGCGATCTGCGAACGATTGTGCCAACGGGCTGCACGCCGTTGCTCAAACGTCCTTTCGTGCACGGTGCTTGGGACTGCTGGCAGGTCTGCGCTGACTGGTACAAACGCGAATGGGGGCTAGAGTTCGAAGCCTTCAAGCGCGCCGATGGCTGGTGGGAGAGCAAGGACAGCGTCAGCCTGTACGAAGCGAACTACGAGACCGCTGGCTTTTACCTCGTTGATACCCCGCATCGCGGCGACATGATTGTGATGGACGTAGGGCGTACCGCTCACCCGAACCATGCTGGGATCTTTCTTGGGCCAGACGCGACGTTGGCTGGCGAGGACGCAACTACCTTCGGACCTGGTCCTTTTCTGTTGCACCACCTATATGGGCGACCCTCGGAAATTATCGTTTTCGGCGGGCCCTGGCTTTACCGGACACGTCTGATACTCAGGCACCAAAATGCGCAATTAACCATGTGAGGCGGCAGGGCCGCGGGAGAGAACCATGAAAGGTGTTATTGAGTCTGCAGCAAAGACCGCCAGCGGGAAGCCAGTCTGGCGGTTATCGAAAACAGCTGGGCTAGAAATTAATTTCGAGTTTTTTCAGCATCCAGAAGAATCTGGAGTTGCGAAAGGTCGTTCTTCAAAACGCTAAGAGGCCATTCATAGGCGTCGAATGCAGGGCCTTTTTCACATCCCGGTGGCGGCTCATCAATGAAGCGCTGCGCAGCCTTGCCCAATGCTTCGCCGTCAAAGCCCGGCATAGACTTCAGTGTGGCGGTAAGCGACACCAGCGCCATCAACACGCCTTGATCAAATGGTGGAAGATTGTTCAATTTGACCTCCAGGTCGTAAACGCGCCGACATTGGCGCACCCCAGCCCTTGGACTTGCAGGCGAAGGACTGGGAAATCCATTAACCCTTAGTTTGGGTTTCAACAATCAATCTCCACCCAATCGTTGTTGCTGATCCTGGGTGTTGGTGCGTGTTCTGCGGCGGAAACTCAGTTCCTTTGTTGGAGGTGATCTCATCGCCACACCCCTCGCAGCGATAAATTCCTGAGACCGGCACTATGGCCCCAATCTTATGCACGGTGTCCCATACCGCACTGCCAAGAATGGTCCTCGGTGTTTTCTTCAGGTATTGGACTGTCTGGTCAGTTACGAGAGCCATCTTCTATCCTGCCTTGGATTGTGAAGGCGCAACGCTACTACGCAGCCCGCAGCATCGCTACTGGTGTTCCATCCACGCTGGATGAGTGGACAGCCTGACGATGGGCACCTATCGGTGGTGGCAAATTGACCCAGCCCCATTAGCCGCTGTAGATTCCTTAGCTCTGTACCGATCCGGCACGCATGCGCGGTCGGGCAATCAATGTTCGAAGGGAATCAAATTGGCCAAATTAATGTGGGTTATCACCATCATCATGTCGATTATCGGCGCCGTTGTTAGTTTTGGAGGGATGATGATGGCGAAAAGCGCGCCTCAGGAAGCGGCTGCAGCCGCGATGGGGCTGTCTTGCGCCGTGATTCCGTACTGTATTGCACGGGCGTTCACTGAAATTCGCTCTCTATAGATTGTCGCGCGATCACATCAAGCCCAGTCCCTGCTGGGCTTTTTGCGTCTGGAGCGTAAGTGATACGCTCGGCGCTTAATCTGTGAGGGAACATCATGCGAATTTTGATTGGGGCGCTGGCTGCGGCAGCTGTGCCGATGCTGTCGGGGTGCGGAGATGCAGACATAGCCCGCGCCCATGCTGCGGTCGAGAGCCGCCTCAATGATAGTGGCTCTGCGAAGTTCAGGAACGATCAGGTTTTGTATGTTCCGCCAGGCAAGGAAAAGATCGTGTGCGGCGAAGTAAATGCCAAGAACTTTTATGGTGGCTACGCTGGATTTACACCCTACGTGGTCGAGCAATTGGATAGCTTCCCTCATGCGAAATTCTCAAGCGAGAACGCGCTGGATATAAAACTCACCTGCAGTTTCGGTAAGGCTAAGTAGGTCGATCTGTCAGCCACGGTATGGATGTGATGAAAACATGAAATTGCTCTTATGTTTAACGGCTGCAGTCATGCTGGCTGGGTGCATGGCTCCAACTATGAACGAGGCTCGTCAAGACGGACCATACAAGGTATTGAACTCGAAAAAGTCCGACGCGGCACTAGCAAAGTGCGTGCAGTATGAATGGCAGAATCAGCCAATCTTCGGGGGCTCACCAGGTGCTACGCTGCAGCCGGGGCGCGACACTGGCTACACAGTATTTACTGAAGGCTCCCAGTATTTTGTAGACGTCCAGTCTGCAGGTGCTGGCTCAGAGGCCAGGTACTACGTGGTAGTGGGCAATTGGATTGCCAAGAAGAGGCTATCAGCGTTGGAGGGCTGCCTGTAAGGGCTGGTCCCGCTCATCAAGGCCCGCATTTGCGGGCTTTTTTATTGCCTAGAGGAAAGCTTAATGGCGGCAACAGTGATCAATTATCAGCCTATGACGAATATCTTGCTGTACGGCCAGCTTCGCCAGTTCGGCCGGTGCTTCCGGATGTCGGTAAGAACTCCGGCCGAGGCGGTAAAGGCTCTGTGCGTGCAGATTCCGGGATTTGAGCGTTTCCTATCAAACGCTAAGGCCCGAGGAATTGAGTTCGCAGTCTTCCGAGGAACAGCAAACCTCACGGAGCAGGAGCTTGGTTTTTCTGGCGAGGGCAATATCCGTATTGCTCCAATCGTTACCGGCAGCAAGCGGGGAGGGGCGTTACAGACCATTATCGGCGCAGTGTTGATCGTAGTAGGCCTTGTCATCACCGGTGGTACGTTTGGTGCTGGTGCGCCTTTTGGGTCGGCCTTGATCATGATGGGCGCGTCCATGGTCGCCGGCGGCGTTATCCAAATGTTAAGCCCCCAGGCTGGAGGCTTGAAAACAAGCGCTGCGCCTGAAAACACCCCTGGTTACGCGTTCGGCAGTGCCAAGAACACCACGGCATCGGGAAACCCGGTTCCTCTCTGCATCGGTGAGCGCCGGTGGGGCGGTGCAATTATCAGCGCCGCAATTTATGCCGAAGATCAAATGTAGCCGTTACCCGCATCACCGCAGCCGCCCGAGAGGCGGTTTTTTATTGCCTGGAGAAAAGCATGGGCGCAGCAGAAAAGATCGATATTCACGGCGCCAAAGGTGGCGATGACAAACCAAAAACGCCAACCGAAGCACCGGACAGTCTGCGCTCCATCGCTGTTGCCAAGATGCTGATCGCAATCGGCGAGGGCGAATTTGAAGGCACCCCCACCGCTCGCGACATCTACCTGGACAACACGCCGCTGCAAGACCCGCAAGGCAATATGAATTTCCCGAATGTGAAGTGGGAGTGGCGCACCGGGGCAGTGGACCAGACGTATATCCAAGGAATCCCGTCCGTTGAGAACGAGACCACTGTCAGCACCGAGTTGCGCAGTGGTACCCCATGGGTGCGGGCGATCAGCAACACTCAGCTTTCCGCCGTACGCGTGCGCTTTGCCTGGCCGGCGTTGCAGGCAGTGGATGCAGACGGCAACATCAATGGTTACCGGATTGAGTACAAGGTTGAGTTAGCAACTGACGGGGGCGCGTATCAGCAGGTGCTGAGCGAGGCTGCAGACGGGAAGACCACCAGTACCTATGAGCGCACACGCCGCATCGATCTGCCAAAGGCTACCAGCGGGTGGCTGATGCGCGTCACACGGGTTACCGAGAACAAAAACAACAACAAAATCTCGGACACTATGCAGATCGCCGGTTTCACTGAAGTAATCGACGCGAAGATCCGCTATCCAAATACTGCGCTGCTCTACATTGAGTTCTCGGCTGAGCAGTTCCGCAGCATCCCGGCAGTCACGGTATCGTGCAAGGCTCGGAAATGGCCCGTTCCAAGCAACTACGATCCTGTAGCCCGCACTTACATTGGCATCTGGGATGGGACCTTCAAGGAGGCGTACACCAACAATCCATGCTGGGCGACTCGCGGGATCACTATCAACGACCGTTTCGGCCTGGGCCGTCGAATCAAGTCATGGATGGTTGATAAATGGGAGCTTTACCGCATTTCGCAGTACTGCGACCAACTGGTGCCGGACGGAAAGGGGGGGATGGAGCCGCGCTTCATCTGCAATCTGAACCTGCAGAGCAAGGCGGATGCCTGGTCGCTGCTGCGCGATATCTCTGCTATCTACAGAGGCATGACCTACTGGGCCCAGGGCCAAGTCTTCACTCTTTCAGACATGCCGCGGTCGACTGATTTTGACTTTGCCTATACCGGTGCGAACGTAATCACTGAGGGCAAGCCTCCTTTTACCTACTCCAGTTCCTCGGAGCGCACCCGCTATACCCGGGCCCTGGTCAGCTACGACAACCCGCTGAACAATTACGACACCGACGTTACTTCAGTCACCGATGCGAAGCTGCAGCGTCGATATGGCGACAATCCTCTTGAGATCAGCGCGATTGGCTGTGATCGCGAGTCCGAAGCGCAACGCCGCGGTAAGTGGGCGCTCCTGACCAACTCCAAGGACCGCGCAGTCATTTTTAGGGTCGGTCTCGACGGGCGAATTCCATTGCCTGGCTATGTGATTCCGATTGCAGATGAATTGTTGGCTGGCCGCGCCGTGGGCGGTCGTATTTCGGCGGTTGAAGGGTTGGCGATAACCCTGGATCGCGACACACAGGCTAAAGCTGGCGACCGCCTGATTCTGAACCTACCCAATGGCAAGTGCGAAGGACGCACCGTGCAAGCGGTAGACGGTCGGCAGATCACGGTGACTACGGCTTATTCCGTAAGCCCCGAGCGTGAGCTGATATGGGCGCTTGACGCTGACGACTTAGCTATTCCGCTCTACCGGGTCGTCAGCGTCGCCCGACCTGAGACTGGCGTATTTGAGATATCGGCAGTCCAGTACGACCCAAGCAAGTTTGCGCACATCGACACCGGCGCACGGCTGGAAGAGCGGCCAATAAGCGTCATTCCGATCACCGTCGTTCAGCCGCCTGCAAGCGTTGCGCTGACTGCTACCTCTGCAATTGCTCAGGGGCTGTCCGTCGCGACTATGAACATCGTCTGGCCTGCCGTGAATGGTGCAGTCAGCTATGACGTGGAGTGGCGCAAGGACAGCGGCAACTGGATCAAGCTTCCGCGCACCGGGGCTACCAGTGTTGATGTGGTGGGAATTTATGCTGGGGCATACCTCGCTCGGGTACGTGCTGTAAGCGCGTTTGATATCTCGTCGATCTGGAAAAACTCGGATCTAACCCAGCTCTCTGGAAAAACCGGCCTGCCGCCGGCCGTAACCAGTCTGACGACCACCAGCCTGCTGTTCGGCATCCAGATCAATTGGGCCTTTCCACCTGGCGCGGAAGACACCCAGCGGACCGAGCTCTGGTACGGGACAGCGAACGACATTTCCGCCTCGGAAAAACTGGCCGACCTGGCCTATCCGCAAGCCGATTATTCGATGCAGCAACTGAAGGCGGGTGCGACCCTCTTTTTTTGGGCGCGTCTGGTGGACCGAAGCGGCAACATCGGACCATTCTTCCCTGTCGTTGAAGGTGTGATGGGGCAGGCCAGCACGGATGCGACTGCCATTCTCGATCAAATCGCCGGGCAGCTTGAGGAATCGGCACTTGGCGAGGAGCTTCTGAGCGAGATTGGCAAGATCGATGGCAACGGTCCAGGGTCGGTCAACGAGCGACTTGCAGCGGCTAAAGCCCTCAGCGACCAACTACTCGGTAACCTTGCGACCCAGTTGGGCGAGGTGAACGAAGAGCTTCAAGGGCAGATCGATCAGATTGAAGACCTGGCCGACTCCGCAGGTTGGAAAGACGACCGGCCCTACACCTCCGGTCAAAGCGTCATCTTCACCGATGGTTTTCTGTACCAGGCTACAAAGGACGTACCGGTAAACACGCCGCCGCCGAACACTGATTACTGGTTGAACGTTGGGCAGGCGGTGTCTACGGCAAACGGCCTGGCTGCGCGCACGCAGACAATTGAAACCAAAGTAACCGAGATCGAAGGGGTAAACACCACTCAGGCGACCCAGATTACCGGGCTGCGCACGGATGTGGATGGTAAGGCCAGCGGCACGGCCGTGAGCAGCCTAACGCAGAGGGTAACCACTGCCGAGGGCAGTATCGCGAGCCAAGGCACAGCGCTGACTGGGCTTTCGAATACCGTTGCAGGTAAGGCAGACGCGCAGGCACTGACTGCGCTAACTACGCGAGTCACCAGCGCAGAGGGCGTGAACACCTCCCAAGGCAATGCCATCACCAGCTTGAACAACAGCCTGGCTGGCAAGGCAAACTCTTCAACTGTGACGACGCTTAGCAACACCGTAAGCGAACAAGGCGTTGACCTCACCGCACAGGGCAACGCTCTGACCAACATCAAGGCGAACCTGTCCGGGATCAGGGGCGATAGCATCAACCTTATACCGGACACCTATAGCTGGTTGGGGACTACGCTTCCGACCATTGCGGTTAGCAGTACAGCCGTCGCAACCTCGGTAGACGCCAGCGTCCCCAGTGGCAACAGATTCCGGGTAGTCCGCGGTGAGGTGGCGCAGCCGTGGATCATGATGGCGGCCAGCAACAACGCTGCAGGTTGGAACGTGACCCTCAAGGCAGGCACTTACCTGCTGTCGTTTTGGGCCAACACCAACGGAGCGGGGATCACAAACGGTCTCACATTGCGAGCTGCCTTTTGGGATGGATCCAGCAGGAGCCCGACTGACTTCAGGCTAACCGGTGACCGCGTGCGCTACACGGCTGTGATTACGGTCACTGCTGAAAGCCAAGGTGCTGCAGTGTTCTTCGTCCCGGCTGGCGCTGCGGGAGATGTGTTCTGGATAGACTCGGTGATGATCGAGGCGCGGGTTGGGACTTCAAATGTCCCGTCGGCGTTTGTGTCTGGCCCGTCCATAACTTCGGCCGCTAACGCTGCGGCTATATCCTTGCTCAATGCCGCCGTGACTCGGCAGGGCCAGGATATAACCAGTGCGAGTCAGGCGGTTACGCAGCTTTCCAGCTCTATTGGGGGAACCGGTGTAAATCTGCTACCAGATACCTACAGCTGGATTGCGAGTGCTGCGCTGCCTGCCATAGGTCTGACCGCCGGCCTTTCTCTGTCCGGCTTGTCCGGCGAAGCAGGTTCTGTAGCGGGCGGCGCTATCCGCATTCAGACGACGGATACGAACACGAACCGGCAGTTCATGCTGATTCCAGTGAATAGCGATGTGAACGGGAGAAACATCCCCGTTGAGCCTGGGACGTACTTGGTCTCTTTCTTCGCGTACTCCAACCAGAACGTGACTCTGCGTGCCGGGTTGTGGGATTCCACGGGCGCTAGGCTGGGGGCGACCAAAGTCATCGGCACCGCAAGGGTGAGACACACGTTTGTGGTCACCATTACGGTCGCGGGGATGGCGGCGGTGATCGTCTATCCGAGCACTGATGGCGTGTCCGGCGTGCCCACCGTTTATTACAGCTTCATGGTAGAGAAGCAGATCGGGGGCTCGATTGTGCCTTCGCCGTTTACCCCTGGCAGCAGCGCCAGTTCGGTGACCGGCCAGGCAAGCGCTATCAGCGCCACGCAGGCGACGGTTGGCCAGCAGGGAGCTGCAATCACTTCGATGAGTTCGCGTATCGACTCTGTAACGGCCACGGCTGGGAGTGCGAGCGCCACGGCTCAACAGGCGCTCACCACTGCGTCTGCGACTGATGGTGAGCTGTCCGCGATGTACACGGTCAAGCTGGGCGTCACTTCCAATGGGTATTACTACCCGGCAGGGTTTGGCCTGGGTATCGAGAATGGGCCAGCAGGACTGCAGTCGACGTTCGCGGTGATGGCCGACAAGTTCGTTGTTCTGAATGGCACCGGGGCAGCAAGCCCGGTTTCACCGTTCTCGATCCTGGGGGGGCAAACGTTCATCAACGCCGCAATCATTCAGGACGGCACGATCACCAACGCCAAGATCGGCAGCTTCATCAGCTCCACAAACTATGTGGCAGGCCAGCAAGGATGGATTCTCAACAAAAACGGCACGCTGGAAATCAACGGTGTGGTGTCTGGTAGCGGGCGACTGGTGGTGACTAACCGTTCGGTTCGCGTATTTGACGCCAACGGCGTGAAGCGAGTGCAACTTGGAGATCTCACTGAATGAGTTTTGGATTGCGAATATGGGGTGGCGATGGGGCGCTCCAGCTGGATGAAAACTCCTTCACCATTAGAGTCGTGCTTTCCACGCTTGTGACATTTTCGGGTGGGAAATCGAGTCAGGATTTCTCGGTTCCGGGCGTGGACTCCGCGAATGGCGTTGTGCTGGTTATCCCCAACGGGCCTTACGACGAGCAGCAGCGGCAATTCGAAACTGAGATGTTGAGTGGGGTAGCCAGGGTTTATAACCACACGCGAGGGTATGCCGCCAGTCTTATCGCGGGTGGCACGATGAGGCTTATCGTTATGAGGTTTAATTAATGACTTATGGGCTTCAGTTCAAAAACAACAGTGACGTCGTAACTCTCGATTCAGAATATGCCCGACTGATGGTGATTTCTAGCGGACGGTTCAGCCCAACCGAAGAGAGTGGTCTTGGGTCCACCACATACTTCGATAGGCCAGTTACATCTCAGGAGCCGCCATTAGTTTTTGTCAGGCCTGATACGGTAAGTCGTGTGGCGGGGCTTTGCCTTATGAGACTGATTGGCGGGCCGGGGAACTGGACCGGCTTCTACGTCCGCGCCTACAACGTGAACACTGCACAGCCCAACGGGCGATATTTTGTTGCCGCCTTTGGTGCCCAGGCAGCCGCGCAGTTTGGGATGCGGCTGTGGAATGGCGAATCAACCATGCTATTTGACTCAGGAACACCGAACGCGAGTTTCACTCGATCATTTCAAACTTGGAGTTATGAGCGGTACGAAACTACATCACAAGGTCTCACCCGCATTTACTACAGCGTTCCTTTCAACTTCCCAGAAGACGAGTACTTATTAATCAATTCATTTGGCATGCCAATGAATTCAGGGAGTGGTATTCCACGGTCGTTATACTGTTTGTGGGATTTCCCTAATGGGAAGTTGTACGCGGTCACGTCAGCGGCGTCCAATCCGACAGCGTTTTTTCTACCCGCCCTATTCGCAAAGATGCAATTGGCGTAAGGGCAATTACGAAGGAAGCTGTTAATAAATCTCTTCTACCCCCTATGTACCCACCAAGGAAACCAATGATATGCCTTATATTGCAGTTAACAATAGCAACAATTTTGACACGAACAACGGCGTCCGTTACGCGACGCAAGAAGCAGCTGACGCCCGTGCGCGGGAGATCCTGACGCAGTTCCCTACCGCCCAGGTCTTCACCGCCCAGGTGACCAAGGACTACAGCGCCAAGGTGACCGTGACGGCCAAGGATCCTGAAGAGGTTGTGGTCGAGCCCGTCGCCGAATAAGTCGCACCCGATCAGCAGTGCCCGCCCTGAGCGGGCTTTTTTTCGCCTGGAGAAAAGCATGACCGCAACTGAAAACGACCGCGACGTATTGGCTCGCACGCTCTGGGGTGAAGCCCGCGGCGAAGGATTGGCAGGACAGATCGCCGTGGCCTGGTCGATCCGCAACCGTGTGGAAATGGACCTGCACAACGATGGCAAGCCGGACTGGTGGGGCGAGGGTTATGCCGGTGTCTGCCAAAAAGCCTGGCAGTTCAGCTGCTGGAACAAAAACGATCCGAACTTCCCGTACCTGAGTGGCGCGAAGCAGATCCCATTTCGCGAGCTGGCGCAGGCCCGCATTGCTGCCGACCAGGTGATCGATGGCAAGCAGCCGGACCCAACTGGCGGGGCGACTCACTACTACGCGACCACGATGCCGAAGGCTCCAGCCTGGGCTGCGAAGGCCAAGCGGAGGCTGAAGATGGGGCATCACATCTTCTTCAAGGATGTGCCATGACGGCCGTCCTCAAGCTGGTGCCCGCGTGGATGTGGGCTCTGTTGGCGCTGCTGGTCGCTGTCGGATATCTGGCGTTGCGCCTCGACGCCGAGAAGGACTCTCGCAATGCGGTGACAGTTGAGCGTGACTCTGAGCGGGAAAAGGTGGCGCAGCTTACCGCTGCGAATGAGTCACGCAAGAGAACTCAAAAACTACTGCTCGATCTCGATACGCAGCATAACCAGGAACAGGCCAAAGCCGATGAAACGAACAAGCCCATGCTTACTGCTGTCGCTACTGGCGCTCAGCGGGTGTATGTCAAAGCCAGTTGCCCAGCAGCCCCTGTGCGAGCCACCCCAGCCGCCCCCGGCAAGCCTGATGAAGAAGGTCGAGCCGAACTTGATCCAGCGACTGCGGAAAGAATTCTCCATGCCGGAGTCGACGGTGACGACGCCATCCGGCAGTTGAGCGCACTGCAGCATTACGTCAGCACCGTATGCCTCGGGGGTGCAAAATGATCAGGCCGCGGCTTTAGGGAAAGCAAAGCAGCGGTTGCTCTGCGGCACTGAGTTGGCCCGAGAGCAACTGATTACAAGGAAGGTTCTTTAAACTGATAAAACAACGACTTGAAGCATTCCTTGTTACGTGGCGTATCCGGGGAGGCGGTTGCCATAGAGTTATGGCTCCAGAGAACTCGAATGGATGGAAAATACATTCAAATAGATGAACATTCACGTTCAACTTGCAGGCTGGCTAAGTCATGATGGGCCACCAATAAAGGGGCGGCCTTATGAATATATCGAATCGTTTACGACGTGAGCGCAAGGCCCGAGGCATGTCCCAAGGCGCACTGGCGTTGGCCTGTGGCGTGCAGGCTAACACACAACATCACTACGAGAACGGTTTGCGCCTTCCCCGTGCCGACTATCTCTGCGCCTTACAGACCATGGGTTTCGATGTGCAATACATTCTGTCCGGTGTACGCGGTACTTTGGGCGAGGCGCAACTTTCCGAAGATGAGGCAACCGTCATTCACGACTTTCGGTTAGTGCAAGCAGGGGACCAGCAAGCAGTTCTACGGATTTTGGCTACGCTGGCCAACGGTGTACTGGTGATAGCCGAGGATCCAGTTTAAGCGGCCTGGATCGGAAGGGTTGCGGGCATTGGCTGTACGCGTAGCGACGCCACCAATAAAGATCTAACGCCTAATCAAGTGTCTTCCACGGGAATTGCTCTTCGCTTCTAGGTAAGCAGGTGTCCAGATGGGGAAAAGGTTGCTCTTGGTCGACTTCCATTTGCTGCGCGCCACATTTCCGACAACTGACGGTGACATCGTCCAGCCTCCACAGCGCGCTCCAAGCAATCACATCGCTGCTGGTGGCCATTTGGTCGTCTTCCCTGTTTGAGCACTTATTGTGCCTATCATGCACTCGAATGGGTGCTGTCAATACAATGGACATCACCCGCGCTGGAGCATTCCATCCGGTGCGCATGTCGTTTAAGCCCACCGGGTACACGCTCCTCGTACCCTCTAGTCGTGGAGGCTACCTACCCGCGGTTTTTGGCCATGTAGCGATACCCATCAATCTGGTAGTGTGTCTTCGAATTTTTTCCTACTCGTGATGCTTCCATGCTCAAACCAATACTAATCGTCGAAGATGACCTGAGAGATTTAGAGCTGACGTTGATCGCGTTGGAACGTACCGGCTTGGCAAACCAAGTGATTATTCTCCGCGACGGTGTCGAAGCTTTGGACTACCTGTTTCGTCGTAACGAATTTTCCAGCCGGCCAGAAGGTAATCCAGCAGTCGTGATGCTCGACTTGAAGCTACCGAGGGTCGACGGCTTAGGCGTACTGGAAGCGGTCCGAGCAAATGAGAAGCTGCAACATATCCCGATCGTGATGCTCACTAGCTCCCAAATGGAGACGGATCTGTTACGTGCCTACGAGCTCGGGGTGAACGCCTATGTGGTCAAGCCTTTTGAGTTCGATGAGTTTATGAAGGCTGTCTCCAAGTTGGGGTTATTCTGGGCTGTGGTGAATGAGCCGCCGCTGGGTTCTGTTCGTCCCGTGCTCAAAAGGGATTGATTGCTGTAGCCTCACCCTTAGAGGCGGTCAATTCTGTCACCACCGAGGAGCTGCGATGAAAACCTGCATAATCAGCGGTGACCTATCGTCCGGTAGCGCTGCTGGGCAAAATCAGACCGTGAACCTGTGTGACGATTGCGTGGCAGATGATGGTCTGCAACATGGCACGCTGGTTATCCGTGAGGAGGAAGAATACGAGCCTGGCTACGGCGAAACCTGCGCGTGGTGCGGCAAGACCGCCGAAGAGGAGGCTCAAGCCTGGGCCGAGTGACAGCGCTACGCATAACGGGACATTCGTTAAATGCCACCCCACAGAAAAGCCCACCCCGGTGGGCTTTTTTGCGCCCGGCGGTCAGCGGTCCCCCCGCCGCTGGCCTACCATCAATGCATTGGGTGGTGTCAGGCTGTGCCCGTCACACACGCAACCGGAGCCGCACCATGTCCGACATCCACACGCCGTTTGGCGTGCTAGAGGCTGACGATGCCCGGGAACTGCTTATTCCGCCAGCTGATGGGCTGGACCGTCAGGTGCTGGCGCACGCCTGGCGCTGGCAGGCGGTGGGCCTTTTTTTGCGTTGCGTCGCCTGTGGCCACTCCCAAAAGGCCAGCGACAGTACCCGGCCTTTTCCCCATGGCCCCAGGTGTCGCGCCTCGTCCGCTGACGGGGATTTCCCGTGGCGCGAGCTGGCGGAGATCTTGCGGCAATTACCCCGCTAGGGAGGCGGCATGAAAGCCGGGATTTCAGGAAGAAACGCTGCGCGCCATGCTCGAGGGCGGCGCGGTGCGCGAGGTGCTGGTCAGCCGGCATGAAGAGAAGTGGTCCTTGGCCATCCGCCGGGGCGGGACCGGCAGTTGCTGGCTGCCGGTGCGTTCACGCCGCGAAGCGCTGCGCACTTGGGCCAGCCTGACAGCGGTGGGACGCTTTGCCGAGTCGGCGGGGATCCGCGCCTTTCAGGTCGAACTCTGAAACGACGGGCTACGTCTGCGAGCCATTGCTCAGCGGTGTAATCAACTCCGGCCCCTGATTCCGTACATTGCCCACGGCTGTACCGACTGCGTACCACTCGAAATCCTCAGCCGGCCGGCAGCACTCCTTCGCGATCGCCTCTGCCTTGGCCGCGTCGGTGTCCGGGTCCATCCATTCCTGAGCAAGCTCCGGTGTCAGCACAAGCGGCCGACGGTCGTGAATGTCGACCATGCCTTGATCGCTGGCAGCGGTGATGATGACAAAGCCATCCTCATCGTGCGGCTCAAGGCCGGGCGTCACCTGGGCCAGTGCGCCGTAGAACATCGGTGCCTGGCTCTTCAGCCGGATGAAGTAGGGCTGTTTCTTCTTCGGATCGGGCCGGTCCTTGACCCACTCATACCAGCCTTCACTGGGTACCAGCGCCCGGCCATTTGGCCAAAGCTGCTTGAAAAACTTCCCCGTTGTGACCGTCTCGACCCTGGCATTGATCGGGTCGGGTCTTTTCCCCTTCGCCCAGAATGGCGACCATCCCCAGCGAACCGGATCTATATGGATTCCGGCTTCGTCCGCTCGCAGAATGTTGACCTTCGTCGTTGGTGCCACGTTGTACCGGCCTATCGGCTGGGCGTCGTAGCCACTGATGATCCGGAAGCGGGGCGCAAGCTCGCTGAAGTACTCCGGCATTCCCCTCTGTTGAACGATCCTTCCGCACATAGCGTCACCCGTCGAAAATCCGCTTATCCATATTGACCGGAAATCTCGCTCAAAGTTAACTGTATGTCTATACAGTATTCCGAGTGCCAGGAAATGCATTACCTCATCGTCCGTCGACGTCACCTGGGCGTGGCCATCGACATAAAGCAGCTCTGCAAGATTCAGCCGGTGCGCGGCGACATTCATATTTCCGAGATGGAGAACAAGGCGCTCGGCCGAACAACTATCAGCGCCTGGGTATTCAGCTCCGCGCCAAACTCTCCTGATATCTTGCCGCGATTGCTTGACGTCCGGATCACCGGAATGGCCCAGACAGGCATGAACCTCACCGGTGTCGAGCAGATCGGCGATACTTTTTATTCGCAATCCTGGTGGTGCCGACTGGAGTAGGTCATGGACGCTAAAGAGCGAGAATTGAAAATCTGGCACGACCATCTTGACCATGAAGCCAGGCGTGAGGACGCCATGCCTATGCGCTTGGCCGATTGCAGGTAA